CTTGGAAAAATTCTAAAGAAACTTTTTACATGCAGTTAGAAAGAAATCTGCATGAATTAAAGACAGAATACCCACCGCACTGGAATAATTTCGTTAGTTTTATCAAAAAATACAAACCAAAAAGAATAGTTGATATTGGATGTGGAGCAGGAGTATATAAACATATATCAAACAATGCTGCGGATTTAGACTATGTTGGATATGATTACTCTGATGTTGCTATTGACGTTGCTACAGAAGCTTGGGGTAAAGGATTTTATGTAAAAGATTATAAAAGCTTAAATTCTGACGATATACTAGAAAATGACGCCATAGTTTGCAATGCTCTTTGTGATGTATTGCCAAATGGAGATGAGTGCATGAAGCACGTCCTGTCGCTTGGTTGTAATAATTTATTAATACAAAGGGTAAAAATAGACGATGTAAGCTCAACTAAGACATATCAAGCTTACGATATCATTACTTATGAATTTGTTCACAACAAACAACAGATAGTTAATGATGCAAAAAACTACAATTACAATATAAATTTTATACATCTTTACGATAATAGTTATGATATAGTACTTGAGTTAAGGGATTAACAATATGAAAATTACATTTGGTATGATAGTATTTAACGGTAATCAGGTATTGAAGGAATGCCTGCAATCTGTCTACCCATACGCCCATCAAATATTAATTGCTGAAGGTCCAGTAAGTTTTTGGCAAGATCAGGGATTTAGCACTTCAACAGACGGAACTAATAAAATATTAGATAACTTTCCAGACCCAGACAATAAAGTAAAAATTGTTCATGGTCAATACAAAGAAAAAGACGATCAATGCAATGACTATATGACGATGATATATCCAGACGCAGATTACATATGGAATCTTGACTGCGATGAAATATTTAAACCACAGGATATAGAAAAAATAATAGAACTACTTGAGCAAGATAAGTATACGTCAGTAGGTTTCCAGAGCAAAACATTTTATGGAGGATTTGACAGGTATCTCACTGGATTTGAGGAGAATGCTGAATTTATACGCATAAGAAAAGTATATCCGGGGTCATATTGGTATACGCATAGACCACCCACTATCGCACACACATACGATGGGCCAAGCGGAAAAGAGGGCGAAATTGTACATGAAATTTTACCAGAAAAACATTTGGACTATAGAAAATTAGCTAGAGAACATAATGTAAGAATGTATCATTACTCATACGTATTCCCAGACCAAGTATATAATAAAGTAAAATATTATTCAGAGTGTTTAAACAAAAAGAATACAATAGATAACTATTTCAACGATGTTTACCTTCCTTGGGTATTGGGTAAGGATGAAGCAAAGAAAGATATAGAAAATAAATATGATGGAGTTCATGAGTGGCTACCACAAAGCAGAGGCCCATGTAGAACTGAGTTGTTCACTGGCTATCACCCAGAAGTAATTGACCTAGAACTGTTAGAACAAAAATTTAATCACCAGTTATTAAAATACATATAATGTAGAGGTAATAAAATGAATGTGATACCTATACCACCGTCATATAATAAAGATGAATCTCTGTGCTTAAAAGACACAGCTAAATACCTAAAGTTTTTAGAAAAATATAGATGTCCCAAAGGTTGGGGTACAAGAACAATTATGACCACCGCTGGAACGTCACAGTTTAATTTATTAGATCAAAACGAGATAAGATCATTCAATGAATGCGTGTCTGATTTTGATGGTAAAGTAATATTAGGACTACCCCCATTATCACTAAATCAAGTTATTAAATTTATTAAAAATTCTAGAAGTAACAATTTTTCAAATTGGATGGCCTTGTATCCAGATAGATATTACGACGATGAATCTATTATTGATTATTTTAAACGCATCAGAGAGCATACAAACAGTCCTATATATTTACATGGCATGTTTGCAAGATCAGGGTACGGTGGTCATTGGAACTACACTTCAGATATTTTAAATAAACTTTGGGAAGATAAAGTAATATGTGGAATAAAAGAAGAACACAGTGAGTTGCAGAAGTCTTACAATGTATTACAAAAATTACCTTTTGAACTGGATATAATAGTTGCTGGTGGTAGTATGAGAAGACATCAATTTCTCAGGAGTGCTGGAGCAAATTCATTCCTAGCGGGTATTGGCAATTTGTTTCCTAGAATAGAAGAAAGATACGTACAAGGCATTTCTATGGATCACTGTTTAGAACAAGAAAGCAAATTGTTTAGCGTTTTTGGTAAGCATGGGTGGCACAGGTCATTAAGAATTGCACTTTCTCTACTTGATCTTGGCTGTCATTATGATAGAATGCCATACCCAAAAAGAAAAAAAGAAGTTGTCGATGACATAAAGAAAGTTTTGGAGCAAATAAAATGAGCAAAACATGGATACTTGGCCCTTGTTCAATAGAGTCTGAAAGTCTTTTCATTCAATGTTTATCTAAAATAAATGAAATAATGAAACCAGATGATACTTGGTACATGAAAGCTAGTTTTGATAAGGCAAATAGAACTTCTCTTCATGGAGGTCGTGGTCCCGGCTTGAAAGAAGCTTTAGATATATGGACAGTTGCAAAGGAACTATACCCAAATGTAAAGTTTACTACAGACGTTCACGAATGTTGGCAAGTAGAAAAGCTTGCACAAGTTATAGATGTTGTTCAAATACCAGCATTTCTATGCAGACAAACAGATTTGATTGTCGAATCAGCTAGACATTTTTCAGCTATAAATATTAAGAAAGGACAATGGCTAGGACCAAATAATTTAATTGCATCTGTAGACAAAGTAAAAGAAACAAATGACAAGTGTGAAGCGTGGATATGTGATCGTGGCTCTAATTTTGGATATCATGATTTGTTTGTTAACTTTGGGATAGTAGATGAACTAAAACAATATTATGATAAGGTGATACTTGATTGTACTCATTCTACCCAAAGATCAAGAGCTGTTTATGGTACTCAAGGTGATCCAGTTCTTGCTGGTAGATACTTCGTGAGTGCAGACTTGTTCAATTATGATGGAGTTTTTGCAGAAGTTCATCCAAACCCTACAGAGTCAGTGTCAGACGGAGAATGCCTAATTAATTTAAAAAACTTAGAAGGCTTAGTAAAGAAAGCAAAGGAGATTTCCAATGTTTACAGAAAGTAGCTTGGCCGTAATTCCAGCAAGAGGTGGCTCTACTAGACTAGTTAATAAAAATATACATAATCTTGGCGGTAAACCTCTCATTCGCTGGGTTGTTGATGCGGTATTAAAGTCTGAACGTTTTGACAGAGTAGTTGTATCGACAGACAGTGAAGAAATTTATGAAGCCGTAGGAGATTGTGGAGTTGCAAGACATGTAAGACCAGCTAAATATGCCACCACAGAGTCAACAGTGCTTGACGCCATGATAAATTTAATGTATGAATACGAAGAACTAAATATGAAATATGACATTTTCGCTTACTTTCTTCCAACGTGTCCTTTCATTGAGTATTCACACATAGCTAAGGGATTTGATAAATTAAAAAATGAAGAGTGCAATTCTGTTGTCAGCATGACAAAGATGCAAGAAACAGTTCAACTAGCATGTCTAATGAACAACGACTATGTTTTACCTGTATTCGACAACATAGAAGCTGGCTTGACAAATAGCAAGTTTATTAAACAATATTACAAACCCTCTGGTGCGTTTTATATGGGGTACTGGGAAACAATAATGCATAATAAAAACTTCTTCAAGGACAAGGCAAAAGGTATAATTATACCACACAGAAATTCAATTGACATTAACACAAAAGAAGATATACAATTAGCAGAAAGTTTAATCAATGCAGCATATTAACAAAACAGAGTCTATAGAAAAAATGCAAACCATTCTATCTCAGGATGGCGTGTTTATAATTGATAACTATCTATCTGGAGATGACCTAGAAAAACTTCACTCAGAAGTGTTAGATAGATGTAAATCCAAGGGTGGTCATTACGAGTTTGGAAGAAATTATAGGGGAGATAGTATTTTCTCATATGATAATGATAATATTATTAGAAAGGTATATGATGTACAATGGATGAAAGATTTGTACAGTGCTTACTCTAACAATTCTAAAGGTTATGGAATAAATGTTTTTGCCACGCATGATTATAAATTTACTGGTGAATTAGCAAGGAATGGATGGCTGCACTTTGATAGACATTGGAGGCTAAAGTTCTTCATATATCTGACCGATATTGATATTACATCTGGTGCTTTTAGCTGCTCCGTAGGCTCTATAAAAGCTGGTTCAGAATTGAGAAAAAATGCTTGGAGACAACCTAAGTATGAAGATGTAAAAAATAGGATAGAACTAGACTACCCAGAGTTATTAGATTCATATCCAGATGAGGCAGTAGAAGGAAAAGCTGGCACACTTATAGTTTTTGATACAGACACTTTCCACAAGGGTGGTAAATGTGATGAAGGCAAGGAAAGATTAATAGTGAGGTTACATTGTGGATAAAATAGAATTTCTAAAATTAGGCAAACAGCCTATTGCTAATCGTTTCTTGGATCAGGGCGACATATCTAATGAATTTTTTTATGACTTAAACGTTGGCTTAGACAAGGACACTGGGCTAGTTACGCAAATGGATTACGTTGATGCTCCATTAATGTTTAACAAAGAATATGCGTACAGAGGATCTATGTCTAAGACTATGGTGAACCACTTCGCCTCGTTTAGTTTATCTGTAGCTGAAATTCTACCAGCCAATGCAAAAATACTAGAGATTGGAAGCAATGACGGCGTGTTTTTAAAAAATTGGAATTCAGAAAATGCTATTGCTGTAGAGCCTTGCGGTAATTTTGCTAAAGAAACAAACGAGTTAGGATACAAGACATACAATGAATTTTGGACGAAAGAGTTATCTGAAAGAATAGTAGAAGAACATGGTAAAATGGATTTTATTTTTGCAGCAAACTGCATTTGCCATATACCAAATTTAGATGAAACTTTTTCTGCTGTGAGGGAGACATTGAATGATGACGGAATTTTTGTTTTTGAAGACCCATCTTTAGCAAGGATGTTAGTTTTAAATTCCTATGACCAAATCTATGACGAACATCCACACATATTTTCTGTATCAGCACTAAAAAATATACTAGCTAGAAATGATTTAAATATAGTCAAAGTCGATGAATTAACTGTTCACGGTGGATCAAACAGAATTTGGGTAAAAAAATCAACTAACGCACAGATAGATCCTAGCGTTGAATATAATTTAGATTTAGAAAAAAGCATTAATATATTAGACCTATCTACAATGAAATCTTTTGCCGATAGAGTCCAAAAATCTAAAGAAGATCTTCTATATATTCTTAATATGTTTAAGCAACAGGGTAAAAAAGTTATAAGTTATGGAGCCACGTCCAAGTCAACCACTGTGTTTAATTATTGTGGAATTAACACAGATTTCATAGACTACATAACAGATACAACTCCAGAAAAACAAAACAAAGTATCTCCGGGTATGCATATACCTATTATCAGTCCTGAAGATGGTTTTAACAACAGCGTAGATTATGCATACTTAGGGGCATGGAATTTTGCTGAAGAAATAAAAAAGAAAGAGTCATCTTTTACTGGGAAATTTATTACACATGTACCTACAGTGAGGCTACTATGAATTATCATGAAGATGATAGAGGCCAAAGACTCTTTGACTTGTTTCACAAAGTTAATGGTCAAATAAACATTACGCATGTAAATTCAACAGAGCATGTTGTAGCTTGGCATAGACATAAAATACAAACAGATTATTGGTTCTGCGTTAAAGGATCATTTAAAGTTGGATATGGCAGACCATGCGAAGGTGGAGGTGTAGATGTGGAATGGTATTACTTGTCAGATAAAAATTATGACGTGATAACAATACCTCCCGGCATCTGGCATGGGTACAAAGCTTTACAACCTGAATCAATTATGCTATATTATCTTACAGAAAAATACGATCCTACGGATGAAGAAAAAGTTTTGCCGGGGCATTTTGGTGAAGATTGGGAGACTAAAAGTAAATGATAGTAAAACCACATGAAAATTTTGACGCTTGGTACATAGATGATTTTATACCATCAACTGGATTAGTCAGGGCAGCTGCTGAAAGTTTTGATAGCCTAGCACCTGAATGGTGGGTTTCTTACGGCGACGAAGGACAGATAGGCAAATGTTCTCCTGCGTCCATAAATTCAATGACACATGAGTGTTTGTTGGTTATGAATTATATAGCTATGCATTTTGACACTACTATGATAAATAAAAGAGATAAAACATTTCCAGACTTAACTGGTTATGGTGGCGGTATGATGATTACTCCAAATAAAAATAACGAGGGTGGCTTCCTTGGTATGCATATAGATGCTCAAACACATAAGTTACATACAAATTGGAAAAGAGAATATAGCGTGGTCCTTGGTCTTTCTGAAGATTACGATCCATCGTTTGATCTAAGACTACATAATGGCAAACAACATTGTAGACTACCATACAAATTTAACAGACTAAACATATTTAAGTTTCACGAAAACTCTTGGCATGGATTCCCAGAGATAACTAAGGGTAAAGACAGGAAAACTATTGGCCTAATGTATTGGTCTGTGACTAATGAAGAAATGTCTTTTACAAAAGCAAGATTTAATAATGATTTGGACTTCTCATGAAAAAAATATTAGTTTCTGGTGGCAGCGGAAAGCTAGCAAAAGAAATACTAAAGCAGTCTAAAGATCAGGTTTTCTGCCCAGATAAAAATGAATTAGATATTTGTAATATAGATGATATAAATAAATCTATAGAGAAATATAATCCAGATATATTTATTCACGCCGCTGCTTACACAAGGCCGATGAGTAAGCATGAGGACAATCCAGATATAAGTTTACAAACTAATATTGTAGGAACTTGCAATGTTGTCTTGTCCTGCATGAAATATAATGTAAAGCTAATATATATATCTACTGACTATGTTTATCCGGGTACTAAGGGAAACTACAGCGAGAACGATGGCTTATCACCTTTTCATGTAGACTCTGATGGAACTACTAAATACGGATGGTCAAAGCTGGGCGGTGAATGTGCCGTGAGAATGTATAATAACTCTTTGATTCTAAGAACTTGCATGTGCGACTATCCTTTTCCCCACGATAGTGCATTAACAGATGTTAGAAAAAGTTTGATGTATAATTTTGAAGCAGCTGGTATAATATTAAAAGTATTAGATCATACAGGAGTAATTAATGTGGGAGGTAAGTCACAAAGCGTTTACGATTTTGTGTCTAATAAAAAGCCAGATATTAAAAAATGTAGGAGAAAAGATGTCACAGATGTAGTAATAGCTCCAGATACAACAATGAGTACGTGCAAATTAAAGAAAGTACTAAAATGATTAGATTAAATTTAGGATGTGCATCAAGACTTCTTGAAGATTATACAAATATAGATATGGACTCTATAGATCAAATCAAGAAAAGATATCCTAATATAAAAATAAAAGACAATTTAGAATTTTTACAGGCAGACGTTTTAAATCTGCCCTTTGAGGACTCGTCTGTAGACGAGGTTAGATGTGACGCATTAGTAGAGCATTTTTCATTTAAAGAGGAATCATTGTTTTTTCACGAAGTAAAGAGGGTGCTAAAGTCTGGTGGTAAATTTGGTTTTTCAACGCCTGATTTTGATGAGGCTATAAAAAAATGGACTAAGGCAAAAGATGATTGGAAAGATTTTTTTAGAGACGATGAAGAAGCTATCAGGAGCGAACACTGGTTTGGAAATAATTCATACTCAACAGAAAATAAATGGGGCTATCTCACTGCGTGTATTTTTGGCACACAAAATGGAGAAGGTCAATTTCATAAAAATGCATATACTGAAGGGAAAATTATAGCTATGTGTGATAAACTTAATTTTACTAAACCAGACATTACAAGATTTACGTGGAAAGAGGATAGGGATGTCATGTTACAGGTATATACGTATAAAAAATGAATGATCTAAAATCTCTGTTAACTATAGTTGTCTGCATTCATGAAAGGAAGCATACTCTACCCGCATCACAAGAACATTATAACAACTGTCCATACAACGTAGTATACTCTGACTCGTCTGAAACTAAATCTGACGTAACGGAAACAGATAATATAAAATACATTCATGACGCTAATATGTTATACTACAGCAAGATGATTAAAATTTTAGATACGATATCTACACCATATGTTATAGAGATATGTGATGACATGATACTAAACTTTGACGCAATAAAAGAATGTTTATCATTTTTAGAAAACAATAAAGATTACTGCTTCGCACAAGGTACAGATGTTAGAGCTACCCGCAAAAAATTAAATCAGAACGGTCTTGCTATGAACTTAGATGGATTAAGTTTACCAGATATGCTTAGACAATATGTAAAAGGTAACGTATGGCAAGCACCTAATCATAGCGTTGTACGCAAGGAAATTTTAGAAAAAATATATAAATTTGTTGAACAAGAACCCAGTATATATCCTATAAGATGGTTTGACAAAATATGGGGATTTATTGCTTTAACACATGGTAAATTCAAAAGATTAGATATGCCTCATAATACATATATAGCTGCTTCTAGAATTATTGAATCTATGGCAAACTATCCTGAAATTTTGCAACGTCACAGAAAGTTTGATGAATTAAGAAATGATGAAGACAATCTAACAAAACTTTCAAAAATTTTAGTGAACGCTGGTTATGATGAAGGTAAAAGCATAGATATTACAAAAGAAATATTTTCCAAATACTATACGAGGTAATTAATGAAAGGTATCATACTTGCTGGTGGTATGGGTACAAGATTATATCCACTAACCAAAGTCACAAATAAACACCTATTACCAATCGGTTCCTTTCCTATGATTCATTATCCAATTATTAGCATGACAAATGCTGGAATCAAAGATATTATGATTATAAGTGGAACTGGTCATGTTGGTGACATGATTGATTTTTTAGGCAGTGGAAGCGAATATGATTGTGATTTTACATTCAAAGTGCAAGATAAGCCAGACGGAATTGCTGGAGCATTAAAGCTATGTAAAAACTTTGTAGCAAAGGATAATTGCCTTGTGATACTTGGGGACAACATATTCGATAAAGATCTACACACAGAGGTAAAAAACTTTAATTCTGATGTACAATTATTTTTCAAGGAAGTAGAAGATCCAGAAAGATTTGGCGTTGCAGTTTTAGACAAAGAAAAAAACATAATTAAAATTGAAGAGAAGCCAAAAAAGCCAAAGACAAATCTTGCATGTATGGGAGTATACATGTACAGTAGCAAAGTGTTTGATTGCATTAGTAGAATTAGGAAATCTCCAAGGGGAGAGTACGAGATCACAGCAGTAAACAATTACATGCTAAGAAAATACACATCAACGTATACAACTATAGATAGCTTCTGCGTAGACGCTGGAACTATGGAATCTTACCACAATACTAGCAGGTTAATGTATGAGCAAGAATAGAGTTTTAATAACTGGTTGTGCTGGCTTTATAGGCAGTCACTACTTAGACTTACTACTAGAAAAAGACTGTGTAGTTTTTGGTGTTGATAAAATGACATATGCAGCAAATGAAGAAAATATAGAGAGACACTCTGATAATAAGAATTTTCATTTCTACAAAGCAGATATATGTAATGCAGAATATATGGATAAATTGTTAGCTATAGCTGACATAGATTATGTAATTAATTTTGCTGCTGAAACACACGTCGATAATTCTATATTAGGTCAAGATTGTTTTATCAATTCAAATATTGCTGGTGTTAAATCTCTGATGGAGGCTTGCAAAAATAATAAATTCCCTATCTGTCAAATTTCTACTGATGAAGTTTATGGACCAATAGCTGAAGGATCTTTTGTAGAGTCCGATAACCTAGCACCTAAAAACTACTACGCTGCCACTAAAGCAGCTGCTGAACATATAGTTTGTGCATACTCAAATACATTTGACATACCTTACACTATCATTAGGATGAGTAACAATTATGGACCAAGACAGAACAGCGAAAAGTTTTTACCCACAATTATAAAGTCAATAAAAGATGGCAAAAAAATACCACTATATGGTGATGGTAAGAATGTAAGAGATTGGATATATGTAAAAGACTCAGTAAAGATTATTAATGAAATACTAGATAAAAATGAATTTAATAACGAAGTCTACAATGTCGCCATACCAGATGAAAAAACTAATATTGAAGTAATACAGACGGTATTAAACAAAATGAATTTAGATTGGGATGAGCATGTTGAATTTGTAAAGGACAGACTAGGACATGACATTAGATATAGTATTAGTGATGCAAAGTGTAAACCTTTCGTGAATTTTACGCCAACAACATTTGAAGAAGGAATCGAGTCAATCTTATGAGCATTATTATCTGCGGTTCCAGAAAGTATACAAATGTAAACTTTGACAGCTTGGTGGACAGTTTTGGTTTAATAATTAGGAATAATTTTCTACTTCCCGACATGGGTTACGGAAAAAGAAATCCTGACATGCAAGTGTGCAACATCCACGTATACAGGCATTTTCAAAAAAAAACAAATGCCAAAGCACTATTCGTAGACTATCGTGGTAAAAAAATGACTCTAGAACATGCAAAAAAAGTACACGAATTCTTTCATTGTTCTGGGATAAAAGTTGTGCATTACAAAAACAATAATGAGTCTGCTTTTTCAGAAGTCAATCAGAAGCACAGCCTAAATTATGAAGTAAAAGGTTTAGCAAAATGTGGATTATCACATGTGGTTGAGTGTATACTGCTTGGATTTAAGCCTTTCCTAGTAGGGTATTCTGTTAGAGACGATCAAGTCAAAAGCCACGCTTATAATAACCATGTCAATTTATACAAGAATCATGACCATGATGCAGAAATTTCTTTTATGAAAGAACTACATAAAAAAGGACTAGTTGATGCAACATTTTGCTTAGTAGAAGACAAACAACCTTTAACTTTATCAAATGAGTTTTCACCAACAAAAGAGGGGCTAGAAATTTTAAATGAACATTTACGTTGATATTGACGATACAATATGCTATCTTGAAGAAGAAAGAAACTATGAAAGTGCAAAGCCCATATATTCTAGGATAGCAAAAATAAATAAATTATATGACGAAGGAAATACTATTACCTATTGGACTGCTCGTGGCACTGTCAGTGGAATAGATTTTAGACCTTTAACTGAGGAACAATTTAAAAAGTGGTCTGTAAAATATCATAATTTGCATTTTGGTAAACCGCCGTATGATCTATTTATAGATGACAAAAACATGGAGTCAAAGGTATTTTTTAATGATTAATTTATTTAACATAAATACTTACAACATAAACACTACTACATTTTCTAGCCTTGTTCACGATTCAGTAGTTACAGAGTTAGAAGAAGAATTTGCAGAATATGTGGGGGCAAAGTACGCCTGTTCAGCTAACAGTGCATCTAGCTTATTATTCTTAGCACTGTCAAGCTATGAGCCAACAACAATACGCATCCCAAGCACAATGCCTATAGTTGTACCAAATGTTATAACAAACACTGGACATGAAATATCTTTTTACGATGATATTGATTGGGTTGGTCATTGTTATCACTTGCATGATAATATTTTTGACTCAGCACAGCAGACTCATAGAAATATATATTCACAACTACAAAACGACAAGGCGTGTATGATTTTTAGTTTTTACCCCACTAAGCCAGTTGGTAGCTGTGATGGCGGTATGGTTGTGTCAAACAATCCCGGCTTGATAGATTATTTCAGGGTCATGACCATGAATGGAACTAAAATGTCAGAAAATAGTTGGCAGCGAAAACAAGAAATAGCAGGCTATAAGATGCATATGAACTCTCTTCAGGCAGAGATAGCACACAGGAACCTACAAAAGCTAGATAATAAAAATACAATACTTCAAGAGATTAAAGAAAAATATAATAAAGCATTTGGACTAAACAATACTAGCAATCACCTGTATAGAATTAGGGTTGATGATAATAAAAAATTTATTGACACAATGAAAAAACAGGGTATAATTTGCGGTATACACTACAGCCATTGTCACAATAAAACGTACTTCAATTGTGAACAACAGAACCTACCCCTGTCTGAAAAAGAAACGACACAAACTGTAAGCATACCGTTTCATGAAAACTTAAGCATATCAGACACTAAGAAAGTTATAAAACATGTACACAAAGCTTCAGAAAAACATAGACGATAGAGGTTGCCTAACTGTATTAGACAATCTCCCATTCGAGCCTAAGCGTGTATTCTACGTATCAGATGTACCCAAAGGCGAAATCAGAGGGAAACATGCACACTACAGAAATAAACAAATTTTAATTTGCATTTCTGGCATTATTGAGGTAAAATTAGATACAGGAAAAACTATAAACACAACCGTACTTCACGAAGGTGAAAGTGTTTTTGTCAATCGACTAGTATGGGACGAACAAAAATACTGCACAGGCAATGATATATTATTGTCCATATGCTCTGAAGATTACGATGTGGGAGACTACATTAAAGATTATATCAGATTTAAAAAAATTTTTGCTGAAAGTCCGTATTAGGAGAAGTTCTAGAAAACATGAATAAAATAGCAATCACAGGTGGAAAAGGGTTTCTTGGTAAATCAGTGGCACTTCACCTGCATTCTTTAGGCATGGTTACTGCATTAGACAGTTCTACGTATGATCTAAGATCATATGATCAAACTAATCAAATGTATAAAGATATAAAACCAAACATTGTAGTTCATCTAGCTGCAACTGTTGGTGGTATTGGTGCGAACAAAGATAACCCCGGATTGTTTATTGAAGAAAACTTAATCATGGGATATAATACTATCAAGCTAGCTAAAGAACATGGAGTAGAAAAGTTTATTATGCTGGGAACTGTATGCGCATACCCAAAGCATTGTAAAATTCCATTTAAAGAAGCAGACATCTGGAACGGATATCCAGAAGAGACAAATGCTCCATATGGCATAGCTAAGAAAACTCTCATGCAGATGATACAATCCTATGGCAAACAATATAATTTTAGTGGATTAAATCTTATTCCTGTTAACATGTATGGACCTCATGATAACTTTGATGAAAGCTCCAGCCATGTAATACCAGCACTTATTTTAAAGTTCCAAAAAGCTATTGACGACAATCATAGTGATGTAGAAATTTGGGGAACAGGAAAAGCAAGCAGAGAATTTCTTTATGTTGATGACTGTGCTGACGCTATTAAAAAAGCAATACAAAGATGGGACTCCTCCATGTCAGGAGAATTAATTAATGTAGGAACTGGTAAAGAAATAACTATCAAACAATTAGTATCAATGATACAAAAACAAATGGGACATAGGGGTAGGATAAAATTCAACAAAAATTATCCAGATGGACAACCACGCAGAAGACTAGATGTATCAAAGGCAGAACACTACTTAGGTTTTAGAGCAAAGACAAACCTAGAAGAAGGTCTTAAAAAAACAATAGATTGGTTTAGAAATGATTACTATAATTCTTAATGGGTATAAACGCCCGCATGTTTTAGAAGCTCAATACAACGCCATACAAAATCAAACATGCAAAAAGATTGACGATATAATGCTTTGGTCTAACTATGATCAAATGTCGTTTGATAAATATCCAACAGAAATAGTGGAAAAATGCACATCTTCTTTTTGTAATAAAAATCTTGGAGTATGGGCTAGATTTGCTTATGCTCTAAATAGTTTTTCACAATACATTTGTATGATAGATGACGACACGATACCCGGATCTAAATGGCTAGACAACTGCGTGGAAACAATGAAAAGCCACAGAGGAGTTCTTGGGTGCAGAGGTGTTCGCATGACAGGTGATGACTATAGAAATTATCCGGGTTGTCAATATGAAACATTTGGTGCTAGCAATCCAAATACACAGGTAGAACAAGTAGACATCATGGGACACTGTTGGTTTTTTGAAAGAGAATGGCTGAGAGCATATTGGGCAGAAGCCCCATCTAGCCCATTACCCAGAGGTGGAGAAGATATGCATATGTCATACTCAGTACAAAAACATTTTGGACTAAATACATATGTTCCTCCACACCCACCAGATGATAAAGAAATGTGGGGTTCTACAGATCCAAATACATATGGAGAAGATATGTTTGCTACCTCTCGCACAGGCGAGGGTCACATGCAGGCACATTCGTACTGGAACTATATCATTTCTCAAGGTTATAAACTTACTAAGGATCAAAAATGATACTAGTGGCTTTTGGAACTAGACCAGAGTGGATAAAAATTAAACCAGTTCTGGAACAATTTAGACGTGCAAAAGTTCCCTACACGATCCTATCCACAGGGCAGCACTGTGATATAATAGACAAATCTGTTCGTCATCACAATATAGGATATTTAAGAATACCAACACAGCATAATAGACTAGATGATATACTTGCAGCAGTAATAAATAATGGTGATAAAATATATGAAAATGTAAGACATGTTTTAGTACAGGGCGATACAACGTCTGCCTTTGCTATTGCATTGTCAGCTTTTCATAGAAAGTTAAATATTATACATCTAGAGGCTGGCTTAAGATCTTGGGACATGAACAACCCATACCCTGAAGAATTTAACAGAGTCTCTATTAGCAATATGGCAAACATTCACCTGTGTCCAACAAAAGCAAATGCAAAAGTTATAAAAAATAACCATCAGGGTAAAGTATTTGTAGTGGGGAATACTGTGCTAGACAACCTAATACATATAAAACCATCTCTTGGAAACACTGTATTCATAACTATGCACAGAAGAGAAAATATAAATATAATGAAGGATTGGTTTGAAAGCTTAGAAAAAATAGCTGAGAGCAGAAAAGATCTTAAATTTTTATTTCCAATGCATCCTAATCCAGAAATAAGAAAACACAAGAATATATTAAAACATATTGAAGTTGTTGATCCAATGTCCTATAATGATTGCGTATCAGAATTAGCTAAATGCGCATTAGTCATTACAGACAGCGGAGGACTTCAAGAAGAATCATCATTTTTAAAAAAGAAATGTATAGTTTGTAGAAAAACTACTGAGAGGACAGAAGGAGATGGCATATTTGCCCAGATGTGCAAAGACCCTTCTAAGCTGTACGATATGTTTAACAATACAAAAATGGAATTAGTCAATGAAAAATGTCCATATGGAAATGGAGATGCAAGCAAAAAGATACTTAAAATTATAAAGAAAGAGACATATAAAGATGAAGCTATCTACCATACCTAATAAAAACATTGAACACGACATAAAGGTGTTTGAGCATAAATTATCTAATCGTGAGAATTTTACTTTCTCAAAATATGCTGACGGCGAATGGGCCGTTATGCAAAATAAAGATATAAATAATAGAGAATTTTGGTTTGATAGTAAAAACGCACTAGATGGAATAAAAAGAAAACAACTAATAGACTCGTTCAAGTACAAGAATCCTAATTACTTTGTTGGCGTTTCATGCCCATGCTGCCAAGGGGTAGACACACACATGGAGATGAGAAAATACTGCGGGCAGAACGAAGAACAGGTCACATGGGCTAATCTATGGGTCAACAACAACTATAGCTATTTTCTATCAAACATATTACCAATTTTTGAAGATAGGAATATTGTCTTGTTCTGCAATGAAAAAAGCAAAGTAGACAATCTACCATTTAAACCAAAACATTTATTCAAGTTGGCAAGTAATTCATGGTCTACAAACTACACTGTTATACAAGAATCAAAAACTTTGATACATAGTGAGCATATACAAGACTATGTGTTTTTGTTTTGTTGTGGGCCATTTGGAAATATATTGGCATATGAACTCACAAAAGATTCTCCTAATAATACCTATCTTGATATTGGATCTACTTTAAACCCATTCTTGCAATCAGAAGGTTTTGTTAGAGATTATTACGTTCAAGGGTCTTTCTTCTCCACCATGAAGTGTAATTGGAACAATGAACAATAAAGTTTTAGATGTAATTGATAAACTGTCTAAAGGTGCATCTGTAGATTTGTGCGAACTTGATGAGCAAGAACGCATGTATGTTGAATCATGCATGTTATACAATAAAAAAGATTACGAAAAATGTATCACTACTATTACTAAGCTATATAATGATTATGGCATTTTGGACATGGATTTAGCGATATGTGTTTTGTTTTTTTATTTAACAGCTTGCAACGTTGACGACAAAGTGCTTGATGAATTTTATCTGGCGTTTAGTAAGCACGAAGATCAACTGAGTGATCAACAAAAAAGTTGCATGGTAGAGTGTGTAAACGTTCACGTATCAGAAACCGACAACCCCTCTAGGAGCGTGATTAAAAATTTTAAAAAATACATTGTTGAAGATTATTTTCAGGTTCTATCAAACATGATAGACTTTTATAACTTAGATGGGAAGAATGTAATCAATGCATATTACAATGCAAGTTCAAGCGGTGTAGGCGATTTTCTCAGGGGCTGTTGTTATTTAGCAGATCTGTTGCATAAGAAACGCATAAATTTTATGATATCATTTGACAATCATGATCTTGGTACGTATGTAAAATCAAAGTGTAAGATTAAAGTTTCCACAGATAAAATATTTGACACAGAAAAACATCGTAAAGAATATGCGACACAGTTTGATTATTTCATAAACATGGAAAACAATATAGCAAATGAATTAAATAACTCTAAGAATAAAAATGTAATTATTTTTTCTAGCTACTCCGATAAGATTGGAAGCGAGGAAGACGACGATCTTTCTAAAGAATGTCAATCGTTCATGAAAGACAATATTATTTTTAACGAGGATGTGGAAAAAACATTCTCTGATCTAGATCTATTAGATTATGAAGTTATTCATTTTAGACTCGGGGACCATGAATGTTCTAGTCACCTTTCCAAAACAGAGCTAGATGTTGACAATATAAACACAAAAAACTTTGATTTAGATTACGAAAAACTTTCTAAAAGCGTTATCTCATCTTACCTAAACAGTAAAAAAACTACTATAGTTATGTCCGATTCAAACAAATTTAAGGAGTATATTAAGAAAAATATCATAGATAAAACCGATTACGATATTAGGGTAACGCATGAAAAAAGTCAGCATTCGTCTGACAATCCCGGCTTCATAAAGTCACTTGAGATAGATAGGCGGCAAAAAATAAACAATATGTACTATGTTGCTTTAGATATGAAAATTTTGTCAAAATCCCAAAAAATACACTCTTTTAGCGTTTATCCTTGGGGATCTGGTTTTTGCTATTGGATTGCTAGAATATTTGATATTGATATACATCAAAATAGTGTATAATAATGGCAGGAGTTTTTTATGTTTGGCTTAATAGATAAATTATATGGGCGTTCTTCGCAATGGCGAAAGGTACGTGCAGAACATATAAAAAATAATCCCACTTGTGCTGCGTGTGGACGTGAAGAAGGACTAGAAGTGCATCACATTGTTCCGTATCATATAGCTCCCGAAAAAGAGCTAGATCCCACTAACTTAATCACACTGTGCGGCAAATATTGTCATTTTGTCTTTGGACATTTTATGGATTGGAAAAGCTGGAATGAGAATGTAATACAAGACTGCGAAGACTATCGTGAAGCAAAGGCTCATAGATCTTACAGTTATAAATTTGGTGCTGCAAGTAAGGAGCGTCTTAATGCGATATCTTATATTATTCTTAGCTATTTTCTTTGGCCTTTCATCCCAAGCGATTTCTGGAACAAGAAATCCTAGCATTGCAGATTCAAAGTATCTAGAGTACGGAGCAAAACACGAATGCGTAGTGCCTGTAAGTGGCAAAATGAAAATAGAGGGACAAGAAAATTTATCTGTCTTCTATGGCTCAGGAGTCATTGTAAGGCCAAGAATATTGATTACTGCATCTCATGTTGTACAAGACACTGAATCGTCACATGTAATATTTGGCGACAAAAAAATAAAAATATTAGGATACGTTTGCCCAAAAGCCGATCAAGACAAAGAAGTTGGACCCTTAGATATTGCAGTCTGTTTACTAGAAGAAGAAATTAAATTAGATTTTTATCCAGAACTATACGATAAAAAAGATGAAATGGGAAAACTTTGTAGTCTAGCTGGATGGGGCATGAATGGCACATGGACAACTGGTATAGTTGCTTCTGACAAAAAAAGGAGAGCTGGATCTAATTATGTCGATAATGAATTATTTCAAGGTATGATTGTTTGCTCTGTAGATAAACCTCCTTATACTTCTTTAGAATATTTAATAGGAAATGGAGACAGCGGAGGAGGCTTATTTATTGATAAAAAATTAGCTGGAGTTCACTCTTGTATTTTTACAGATGATGGTAGACTAGATTCTAGCAGGAGAGATTGGTCTGCCCACACCAGAGTAAGCATTCACAAGAAATGGATAGATGATATTATTGAAATTTTTGAAAAAAAAGATTGACATAATCTTTGATTTGGGATAGTATATATTGGAGGACTTACTAAACTTGGAACATTATGAGCGTTGACATTATATCAATTACCCCAGATGCTGAAAAGACAATAGCGTACTGTGCTAGAGTGTCTAACCCAAACAATCAAGATAGCACTAAATACGACAAATTATTAAAATACTGTATTGAACATGGTCATTGGTCAATTTTTGAAATGGCTAACATGGTTCTAGAGATACAGACTACAAGAGGTATTGCTGCACAAATCCTAAGACATAGAAGTTTTAGTTTTCAAGAGTTTAGTCAAAGATACGCTGAAGCTAATCTTATAGCAAATGACATTGATTCTCCAGAATTAAGAGGTCAAGATAAAAAAAATAGGCAGAACTCTCTTGACAATATATCAGAAACTGATAAGATGGCTTGGAAAAGAATTATAGAAGATCATTTTAGAAAAAGTCAATATATATATGACGAAATGCTAAAGATTGGTATAGCGAAAGAATGTGCAAGATTTGTTTTACCACTAGCTACACCTACAAAGTTATACATGAATGGAACAATAAGAAGTTGGATTCATTATATAAACTTAAGGACAGAAAATGGAACCCAAAAAGAACACATGGACGTGGCAAACCAGTGTAAGGATATTTTTATTAATAAACTACCCGTAGTCTCGGAGGCTTTAGGTTGGACATGATTAATACAATCACGGTCGATGTTACTGAAAATGATATTGAACAAGCAATTAAAACGCTTAGAAATTCACCGCTTGAAATCGCCGCTGCAAGAGCATTAAAAGTGGATCTACAAAGATTAGAAGTTAAGCTAGATGAAGTTATAGTATGGATGTACGATGACTCATACTACGTAGCTTATAATTATCAAGATGAAGATTCGTATGTAGATGTTTATGATTTTATCAACGAATGGGAATTGTTTACAGAAGATAAAAATATGCAAGAATTTGCAGCAAAACCCATAACATTTACATTGGAGAAAAAACATGATCCAAGAACTGACTCCCGTTATTGGGCTGCAACAAGCCTTGATCCTAGCGAATTTAACGACAGGCCCACTTCTGACAAAAAAAATTCAAGAAACCGCTTGACAAAAGACGATGAATGGGTATAATTAAATTAGAGATTTTTACACACAATCCTAAAGGAGTTTGAAATGAATTACATTATTGCAAATGATGGAAACGTAACAGCAACAGTCGCAGGCGAAGTTTACACCTTTGGCAAGTCGCACCCTAGATACGAAAGACTTATTACTCATCTAAAGAATAATAATGTCGAACACTTTGAGGCATCCTACGATATTGTGTCGCATATAAACGCCTACTGCGAAGGATATGCCAGTGTTGAAGACGGCAAAATGAAATGGGATGGGATTGATATGCCAGAGATGTTTGGTGGAACAATAGTAGACATGATCCAGCAAGGATACCCGTTCGAGCCTATGTTGAACTTCCTTGATAACATGTCGCAGAATCCATCTGACCATGCTATCACAGAACTGTTTGAGTTTATGGAAAACAAGAACATGCCTATCACACCTGATGGACATTTCTTAGCATATAAAGCAGTAGATCCAAACTATAGAGACTTGTACTCTCACACATTTGATAATAGTGTTGGAAGTACGTGCGAGGTTCCACGTAGTAAAGTAAATGGAAACAGGCAGCATCACTGTGCTGCTGGACTACACGTTGGAGCATTTGATTATGCCAAGTCGTATGGTGGTATTGACTTGGATGATAACGAAGGCGATGGTGGCAATAAGCTTATGATCTGCAAGGTCAATCCAAAAGATGTTGTAAGTGTACCAAGCGATTGTCGTTGTCAGAAGTTACGCTGCTGTAAGTATGAAGTGGTAAGCGAGTTTGAAGACTTGTTTAAGAGTGTTGTCCACATGACCAAGGATGACATTGATTACTCAAACCTTAAGAAGCGTAACAAGGAATGGGTCGTAGAGGTCACTGCGAAACTGGAGCGTGTTAATAAAGTTCTAAAGAAAAAAGACATGGTTAGTGTGTGATTGTGTGGAGGAGGTAGGGGAATGCCATGTGTGTTCCTCTACCTCCGATCTTTTTATATCAGAGTGTAAAATGAGAGATATGCACCCCGCAACATATATACTTTTTTTTCTATTTATTATATCTTTAATATTTAACTTCATGATGGCACATCAAATAGAACAACTAAAACATCAAGTAGCCCCTATCATAATTAGACCACATATAAGGCCGTATGAGATGCAAGAAAATGAAATCTTGATAACTATAAGGTACAAATATGAATCAACTAGAATTATTTAAAGAAGAGACTAAACAATGTAGGATATGCAAAGAATGGTTGACATTAGATAACTTTTATTTAGATCGTGGCACTCCCTACTCTAAATGCAAGGCATGTGCAAAAGAATATAGCAAGGGGTTGAAGGAAGCAAAAAAAAACGCACCAGAAAAACCAGAAAGATGTGATTGTTGTGGAGAAAAGCCAGAAAACTGGAAATCTAAACAAGGGCAGTGGTACTGCGATCATTATCCAGACAGCAGCAAATTTAGAGGATGGGTTTGCTTTGACTGTAATAATGCTGCTGGGTCTGTGGGCGATACTTATCAAGGGGCAGCAAAATTATTTAATTACTTATATGCCAGAAAAACGGATTAAGATCCATGATTAGCATTGAAGAATTTTATGAGCATAATGAAATTGATGAAGAATTTGATGAAGAATTTTACAGAAGTATTATCAATCATCCAGATTTAGATGATTTTTATCAGCCTTACTGTTCTGAAAATGATATACCTGAAAGATATAGGCTATATTACCATTATCACCAATATGGGCGATACTTTGGAGCAAAGAAGCGAAAAGAAGATTTGATACCAAAGTTTGAAGAAGAAGTATTAGACATACCACTGGCAAATGAAATTAAAGGCATAAAAGAATCTATACCTAAGATATCTATAGTTGTACCTAATTATAACTATGGTAATTTTATAAAAGAAAATTTAGAGTCCATAATTTCACAGACCTATCCAAACAAAGAAATTATTGTTGTCGATGGAGGCTCTACTGATGACAGCTTAGAAATAATAAATAGATACAAAGATAAGATAGATATTATAATTAGTGAGAAAGACAATGGGCAATCTGAAGCAATAGAAAAAGGTTTTAAGTTAGCAACTGGAGATATACTGTGCTGGTTAAACAGCGATGACTCCTTTTGTAAGGATGCTTTATGGGCAATTAGCCTAACATTCCAGCATCATAAAGTTGACATGGTTGCAGCTACTTGTCATGTCGCAGATAACGATAGCATATTCTCTAAATGTATGCCATTATACGATAAAGAAGAATTATGTCTTAAAGATATGCTAGATCTAGATAATAAGTGGATGAAGGGAGATTTTTTCTATCAACCTGAAGTATTTTTTACAAGATCTATCTACGAGAAAGCAGGGGGATACATTGATAAAACTTTACATTGGAGCATGGACTACGATTTGTGGGTTAGGTTTGCAGCGCAATCTGCTAAGATAAAAATTATATCACACCCAGTGTCATATCATGTTCAACATGAAAAACAAAAAACATCTGAGCTTCAGTTTGTAGATGAGCTATACAGCCACAGAGACAAGCTAGCAAATAAATACAAAATAAACGTGCCACAAAGTGGCGATGAAACAAGACCTAAATACTTTAATATTGTTACTTTTAATGATGTAGGTTTTGAATGCGGTGCTGGAATTGCCCACAAAAACTTTTGTCACGCACTGCAAATGGCTAATCATTTTATTTCTCCCGTTCAGGGTACTGAAGAAATTAGTTCACAAAGGGCAGACTTTGACGTTGAAAAAACATTATCAAAAATAGACACTATAAACCCAGATTTTGTGTTTTGTGGAAATGTGCATAGTTTGCAAAATGATTTAGATTTTTTAGAGCAGGTAGTAGAAAAATATCCAACATTTTTTTTAATGCACGACGAGTGGCTAATAACAGGTAAATGCCCATACAGCAAACACTGTAATCAATTTCTTAAAGAATGTACGTCTACTTGTCCAGACTTATTTAATTATCCATTTTTAGATAAAGATCAGATTAATTCACATTACCACAGAAAAAGAAAATTGATACAACACGAAAATTTTACTATTCTTTGTAATAGCTATCACATGGTAAATTTAGTTGAAAAAACTACAAATCAAAAAGCGTATTGCGTTAAGCCGTGCATAGATACAGATATGTTTAGGCCATATGAAAAAAATGCATGTAGAGATACATTTAACCTACCAAAAGATAAGTTTATAATATTGATAGGTGCTACAAACTTGGCTGACGAAAGAAAAGGCACAAATGACGCCATGAGAGCTATAAATGAAACACAAATTGATAATTGCATGATAGTAACCTTTGGAAATGGTATAATAAGCCCAGAAGAGCTAAAATATGATATAGTAAATTTAGGCTTTATAAAAGATAGAAAAATGATAGCTTATTTATATTCTGCCGCTGATGTATTTGTAGGGCCAAGTTTACAAGAGGCTTTTGGTATGGTTTTTGCAGAGTCCTCATCGTGCGGAACTCCGTGTGTAGGATATGCCTCTCAAGGTGTCAATGAGTCTATTGTAAATGGTGTCACTGGATTAACTTGCGCAAAAAATAACATTGGAGACTTGTCTAATAACATACAACTTCTGCATGACGATAAAGATTTAAGAAATTATATTTCACACGCTGGGCCATACTACATTAAAAGCAATACATCATATCACAACGCATACAAGCAAATGATATTGGCATTGGAGCAGTCTGGATTCTTAGACAAACACAATACACGATTAAGAAATCATTTTATAAATAAGAAGGAGTGCAAATGGTAGGATCTCATGACTTAAAATATATTTTTATACACAACCCTAAAACCGCAGGTAATTCTATAAAAAAACAACTTTTTGGTAGGCCAACGTTGAATACTGGAATATTCCAAACAATGAAGAAAAATCAACCCGGAGATCCAAAATTATTAGAAGACTCAACTACAAGGGTTGGTATAAGCGTACATGCATATGCCGATATAGCTAAAGAATATCTCGAAGAAAACAACTTAGATTGGGATTCGTATTATAGCTTTGGCTTTGTGCGAAACCCTTTTGAAAGGTGTATCTCTAGTTATTTTTTTTGGAAAAGAAAGATTGATAATGATGAACCTTTGTCTCCAGAGAATACGATTTTAGCTAATAATATTTATAACACACCTATTGAAAAATATATACATCATTTTAATCAACATCAATACCATTGGTTTTATGATCACAAAACTTGTTCCAATCTATTAGTAGACTTTGTTGGTAAGTTTGAAAATATTCAAGAAGATTTTAAAGAGGTGGTGCTAAAGATCAATCCAGATGCCACAGAAGAAGATTGGAAACTGTCTCATAAAAATCAAAGCGTACACAAGCACTATACTGAGTATTTCACCAAGAAAGATGTAGAAAAGTTTTCAGAAAAATTTGCAGTGGATCTAGAACTATTTGATTATAAGTTTGGAGACTGATATGATTCTTTGTCACGATCCTAAGTTTATATTCATTCATAATCCTAAGACAGCAGGGTCATCAATAAGGCAAAAATTGATAGAAGTATTTTCTATAGAGAATATATGTGGACACGAAGAGTGGCACGAAGATATAAAGTGCGAAATAGAGGGTATGAAAAAACATTCAACAGCACCTACAATCAAAAAACATTTTTTAAAAAAATGGAACTGGAAAGACTATTATAAATTTGGCTTTGTCAGGAACCCCTTCGACGCTTGTATTTCCTCATATTTTTATTGGCAAAGAAGAATTGAACAAAATGATACCATCAGGATCAAAGCAAAAAATAGAGCAAAAAAAATAGCAACGTGGACTCTAAAAGAATATATTTATAGATATGGTGCTACGCAGTCAAATTTTTTCTTTAGCCAATCCAATAAACTTCTTGTTGACTTTATAGGTAAATACGAAAATTTGCAAGAAGACTTTAATAAAATAATGTCAAAAATAACTTCAAAAAATCAAGATTATACTTTACCTCATATAAATAAAAATAAACATAAACACTATACAAATTATTTCGACAAAGAAGATGTTAAAATGTTTTCTGAAAGATTTGCAAAAGATTTAGAATTATTTAATTACAAGTTTGGGGATTAAATACTATGCAAAGTCTAAGATTTGAAAAACGTAATGCACACAATAAAATATTAGGATGTTTAGTTACTGGTCTTATAGAAATGATGATGGACATCAAGATGTACAGGCAGAGAGAAAAATTGAAATGTATAGAAATAGGTTCCCACATAGGAGAGTCTGCATTAATTATGTCGTCTTTTCCTTTTATAGAAAAATTTTATTGCATAGAAATAAAAGAGGACAGGGCAAAGGTAATATCAGAAAGGTTGCGACATATTGAAGACAAAGTAGAAATATATAATGAAAGCTCTAAAACGTGCCACAACAAATTTACTGATGCGTCTGTAGATATGATTTATATTGATACTCTACATGATTACAAAAATACAAAAGAACATCTTGAACTGTATGTTCCAAAAGTAAAACGTGGTGGATTTATATGCGGACATGATTATCGCTTTACACAGACGTTAGAAAATACTAATGGAGTAAAACAGGCTATTGATGAATTTATGGAACAATATAAATTAAAACAATTGATGACATACAGCGATGGAAGTTTTTGTATTATAAAAAATAGCACAAACAGGAAAAATTTTAGGGAGTGACGAATGGGATTTTACTGTGTAATTATAACTACAGTTTTATATTCTATTACTTGCGCATCTTGCTACTTGCAAAAAGATCATTCACATGCTATTATGTGGTTAGGTTACACTATAGCAAACATAGGATTATTATGGTATGAGTCTACTAAATTGGGATCATAGATTTATTGAATTAGCCAAACTAGTCGGATCGTGGTCGAAAGACCCGTCAACTCAAGTGGGTGCTGTTATAGTCGATGACAACAAAAGAATTGTATCTATTGGTTTTAACGGATTTCCTAAAGGTGTTGAAGATTCTGAAAAAAGACTCGTTGACAGAGAAGAAAAATATGCTATAATAGTACATGCAGAAGCTAACGCACTAATGTTTGCTAACGGTTCTGTAGAAGGATGTACATTATACACTTGGCCTTTTCAGCCATGCTCTAGATGTGCTGGTTTAATTATACAATCTGGCATTAAGAGGGTGGTTTCAGTAGTACAGAACGAAGAACGCTGGGAAAAAAATTTTAATATTGCAAAAAAATTGTTTGAAGAAGCCAATATTAATTTGGAGTTACTGACGTTATGAGTTCAGAAGATTATAAGCCTGAATATGACACTGACGAGCTAGTATATGAATGTATAGCGTCTCATAACGAAGAGGTGTTGATACAATTAATAAACGAACTAAATAAAAACTATATTGAATTAGCAAAACTCTCTACATTTGGAGAATATAAAAAATCTTGGAGGCATAAGGATGTAATAAACTATGTAACTTACAACACATAGTTTTTTTCTTGCTTAGGTGGTATAATTATATGGAGGAAAAAATGTCGGTAGAAGAAATGGCTCAAGCCCACTTAGAAACTGTGCAAAAAGCAATAGTAGAACTTCAAAATCAGAAGCAGGCTATTGATAATGAAATTTTAAAGCTTACTGATTACTTGGAAAAGGGACATGCGTTGATCAATGAACGTATCAACTCTACAAGTACAGCAACTGTTAGTGATTCTAGTTTAAATTTAGGAGGTTGATATGAATGTTAGTAGCGTGATTGATAGATTGTATAACGTGGCAGACTCTTATCATTGGAATGTGTATGATAAAAAAGTTGTTGCCACACTCCGTAGTGGTCCGAATCGTGGACACACACTAAACCCCGTTACTGCGTTAGCGCATAAGGCTGGTTTTGGAGTTTTTGATAATACAAGGGACGGCACTGAATATGCAGCAAGCTTGCTTGGTATTCCTCGTAATACCGCAAGAGCAATTTATAGTGCAACTCTTGGAACGTATAATCGTGGAAATACACAAGTGCTTCGTGGAAAAATTAGATCAGCATTGGAGGTTTGAGATGAATATTAATACTTGGTTAGGATGTGGACGCCTTACGAAAGACGCAGATTTTAATGTTACCAAGAAGGGAACATCTATGGCGAAATTTCGCATGGCAGTTAATGATCGCAGAACTGATGACACGTTATATCTTAATGTGTTGTGTTTTGGTAAGATGGCAGAAGCTCTAAAAGACCATCTACAGAAAGGTAGACTAGTGGGAGTTCAAGGAAAGATCAAGATAGATGACTATGAAGATAAGGAAGGAAATCCAAGAAACTCAGTTTGCGTAATGGCAGACGAGATTCAGCTTGGACCAAACGCTTCCAATAAGACCTCACAGGGCGAAGATGAAAGCTGAACTTAACTAGTGTACTGATCTGAATAGCCCGATATGGTTTTTGCCTGTCGGGCTATTTTTTTTCAAGATTATCCTTGACCATGACGATATTTGTGTTATAGTGATAACAAAGGAGCAAAATTATGAATCCACAACCTGAAAGTTTGCAAATATTTATATGTACAGCCATCTGGTTTTTCTTTGTTTATTTGTTTTTGCGTAATCCTAAAAATCATTATAAGTTTAGTGACAAGTTTGTTATTGGACACATAGAAGATCATAACGATGTGTCTTTAAAACACTTACAACAAGATGACATGGGCTGGCTTGAGGAAGAAGAAGAAAAGCCAAAGAAAAAATCAAAGCGTAATCCTGCTAGACCGTCTAAACCTAAAGCTAAAAGAAACAGCAATGGCTATACAGACTTACAGCAAGATTGCTATGACGCTTTAAGGTCTCTAGGAGTCAAGACTGCCAGAGAAAGAAAGTTTATTGTTAATAATACGTTTAACAATCACAACCCTAAAACTGTTGAAGAATTTTTGAGTTTAGCGATGACAAGAGGTAACTAACATGAATAATCTTAAAAACATGAGAACTTATCTAGCTGGTGCTATGGATAGGGTGGTTGATGGTGGCATTGGCTGGAGAAACGCCATTACTCCAATGCTGCAAGAGTTACAAGTTAAAGTAATTAATCCATGTGATAAACCCATAGAGTCAGCAAAAGAAGGCCCAGACACAAGAATGCAAATTGAGTTTTATAAAGAAACTGGTCAGTTTGACAAAATTAGACAAGATTATGGTCATATTAGAAATGCAGACCTAAGATGTGTAGATGTTTCAGATTTTCTCATTGCTCACATAGATATGAATGTACATATGTGTGGATCATATGAAGAAATTTCTACAGCAAACAGGCAGAAAAAACCAATACTAGTATGGTGTGAACAAGGTAAAAAGTTAGCACCAAATTGGTTATTTTTTATGCTACCACATGAACATATATTTAGTTCTATGGATCATTTGTTAGCATATTTATATGAAGTCTCTAGGTGTGAAGAGACTAACAAACTAAAAAGATGGTTCTTTTTTAAGGATGTGCCAGAATGAATATTATTTCTCCTATAAATACTCTTGGTTATGGAGTTGCAGGTTTAAATATAACTAAACATTTGAATAAGCATCGTGCAGTTTCTTTGTGGCCTATTGGACAACCACAGGTAACAACACAAGAAGATGCTGATTTAGTCAGCAGCTGCATCAATAACGCACAATTGTTTGAGCGAGAAGATCCGTGTCTTCGCATATGGCATCAGCACGATATGTCACAGTTCGTTGGGCGTGGAGAACATATAGGTTTTCCCATTTTTGAACTTGACGAATTTGCACCACAAGAAAGGCATCATCTAAACTCAGTAGATAGACTATTCGTGTGTTCTGAGTGGGCTAAAGAAGTCTGCACTACAAACAATATTAAACCAGCTGTTGATGTAGTGCCACTTGGCGTAGATTCTAAATTATTCAAGCCATGTGAACCATCTACTAATGAAAAAACTATATTTTTTAACTGTGGTAAATGGGAAATCAGAAAAGGTCATGATATATTATATAAGATATTTAATAAGGCTTTTGACACTAATGACAATGTAGAACTATGGATGATGACAAGCAATCCATTTATGACGCCAGAAGAAGACCAGCAGTGGAAAAAACTATATCTTGATAGCAAATTAGGTGATAAAATTCGCTTTATTGATAGGGTAAATACCCACCAAGAAGTGTATAATATTATGGCTAAAACAGATTGTGGAATATTCCCTTCTAGGGCAGAAGGATGGAATTTAGAATTATTAGAAATGATGTCATGCAATAAGCCTGTTATAGCCACCAAATGCTCTGCCCATTCTTCATTTTGCAATAGTAAAAATTCATATTTAGTAGAAGCTCCAGAAAAAGAACTAGCATATGATGGCAAATGGTTTCATGGTCGCATTGGCAGTTGGGCTAAAATGCAAACTAAACAAATAGATGAGTTTGCTGAATGCATGAGAGCAGTTTATAAGAATAAAGACAGATCTAATCAAAACGGAGTTGAGACTGCCAAAAAATTTAGTTGGGAGAATTCAGCTAATACAATAAGGGGTATTCTATATGGACGAGAATGAACGAGAAGACGAAGAAGTACTTGCATCTGTATCATACCTAGTCATGAAAAATTCAGACGATCTTATTATAGATATCTCCATAGACGATTACGATGAACAATCAATGCAAGGATTAACAAATATATTAAAAATGCTTTCTAGAGAAAGTTGTGTTGTTGAAACTTTGGAGATGGTTAAAGGCGTCATGATAGAGTCAGGCAATGAGGATCTTTTCTTGTTATTATTAAGCAAGATTGGCACTCAGATACTTTTAAAAGACAAACAATCAAAATCGGATTTAGATAAGCCTTGCATAAGTCCTTCTGATATGATATAAAGAAATAATATGGGAAAAAAAGAAAATAAAATTGGATGGCAAAAGTATGAAGACTTAATAGAAAAACAAATGTCTTCACCTATGCTTAAAACTATTATTCAACAGATGATGTCTTACTCCTCAGAGATTGAAGAAGAAGAGGAGGACGAAGAAGAACTGTACGCTGCTGCACCTAAAGCTTCGTCTGAGTTACCGTTTTTGCCAATCAGCCAGCAGCTTATGGAAGATATGGCAATGTTATCTAATTTTGACTGTTGGATTGGACATAGCAATTTTGACATAACAAAAGAAATAAAAAATATATTAGACAAAACAGAGGGCATTGAGTTGCTCAAAGTATTGAGTCGATACCGATTTTTCATTGGTGTTGGCAAAATGTTTGATTTCGCAGAAGTTCGTAAAGAAATTGAAAAAAATTTATTATAATGATTATTAAGGAGTTTGACATGAAAAAGAGACGCATTGACGTTCAGATGGAAGAAGCATTGAATGACAAGGATATTTGTAATATTATGCACAAGGCTTGTGATAAATTCGTAAATCAGCTAGACCCTGAAGAACTTCACACTTGTAAGATAAACGCTTTATGGAAGTCATTTGTAAACTTTAATCCAGACAAGGGATGTAAATTTACAACGTATCTATATAAAGGCGTTTTTATTGAGTGCCTAAAAGCAGTAAAATTTATTAATAAATCTCGTAATTTTAGGCCAATTAATGACTCGATTCCAGCTTCTGATAGTTCAGATGTAACTAAGATGGAACTTCTGGATGAGGCGATGAATGAGTCTGAGAAAAGCTTGCTGATAGACAAAGCTTCAAGGATGACTAACAAAGAATTAAGTGAAAAATACGGGATTGGTAAGGAAACTATGCGGAAAAAAATGAAAAAAATCACCAATAAGTTTCGCCATAAATTTAGATAATGGTGTATAATTTGATAGGAAAAGGACTAGAACTTTAGGATTTTTGGACTATTGAATATTTCTAAAAAACGATAATAGATGGAGAAAATAATGGCTACAACAACTGCTAAAGGTTCTGGTTCTACCGTCAATGACGGTGGTTCTGTACTTGGAGTTGGACCTTCTGCTATTGATTCTACAAGCCCTATGACTAGTGGCATTGGACTCAATGATGCAAAAACTGGTTCTGAGTATGGTTCAAAGGTAAAAGCAAATGATGGTTCTGGAGGTGAGTTTACAGATCCTCAAGGTGTTACAACTGCTAAGTCAGCTGGCACTGGAGGTCTTGCTTACAGTCCAGCTAGAGGAGAAAGAAACTTCATTATTAAGGCTGCTGGCGCAGACGGTGCTGGTAAAATCAATAATGACTCTTCAACCTTACTTACCATTCCCGGCGCTCAATATGATAGTATAGGTCAAGATAGCATCCATGCTACTGTGGCAGACAGAAGAATTGGTAGTGATGCGGACAGAGCATTTGATGTTCTTGCTGTTCCAACCAGTGGCGTTGTTCCCGGTAGAACTAAGGGGTCAAACGCTGGTGACGCAAATACTTTCGTAATGGCTAGCGGTAATGTTCCAGCCGCAGATGATGCAGCATCACCAACAAGGGCAGTCCCCGGTGAGTTGACATACCACTTTGGCGGTCTGGGCAAGGCTACGACTGATGAATATAAAGCAAGAGATTCTTACGAGGATGAAACCGATACATCTTCATAATTTTCTGGCTTTTGGGATGCACCCTCTTTTGAGGGTGTATCTTTATTTTTCATCTAGGAGTTAGCATGACGATAGATTATAGCACTGAGTTAGTAGCAATAGCAATTGGGTCAGTTAGTACTGTCATTGGTTTTTTTGCATTCTTATGGAAGAGGTTTATAAAACCACTAATAAAATTAATCAAAAACCATGATGTATTCATAAAATCAGTAGATGATCTAAGACTACTGATGGAAAAAGAATTGAAAACAAATGGTGGAAACAGTATCAAAGACGCTATAATAGATATGAGGGAAACCTGTAATAGAATAGAAAATAGACAACGTGTAATAACCCAAAGAACTAAAGCTGCGTTACATTATAGTAATGTAGCTCTTTTTGAAACAGATGAAGATGGTAGATTAGTATGGAGTAATTCTGGACTTAGCCAAATGGTAAATGGCACAACAAACAGCATAGAAGGTTATGATTGGATTAACCTCATAAAAGAAGATGAAAGAGAAGAAGTGATGGACGAGTTTAGATCGTGCATTGAAATGAATAGAAGGTTCAGTAAAGTTACTAAATTACAAAACAATACCCCAATTCGTTTATTAGGGTATCCATATAGGATTTCAGATTCTGAGCATGGCGGCTTTTTGGTAAGTATCACAAACAATTAAAGAGGTATAACATGGCTGACAATAAATCACCCGCATTTACATTAAATCTTACAGACGCTGCAAACATTGCCAAAAATGCAGCACTTGTGGCATTGGCTGCTGGTCTGACATATGTTGGCGAAAATATGGCAGATTTAGATTTAGGTAATATTGGAGTTATGATCGTGCCAATTGTGGCAGTGGTAATTAACACTGTTGTAAAGTGGGCCAAAAATAATGTCCCAGAATAACTCAGATTTTAAATCTTCAAAAGAAATACTAAAAGCCTACAAGGATGGGTTTGTAGGTTCATGGTGTGACCCAGAAGATACAGATAAACTATTAGGAGAATTGCCACATCCATTATTTGGTGTGGCTGCTCCTGATTTATACCATACTGGTGATGGTAAACTTATTTTATTGCATAAAGGCGTCATGAGATTTGACCCTACCTTTGGAGCGCATGAAAGGCAAACTACAGGAGATTGTGTTTCACACTCAACACGATCAGCAGTAGATGCTACAAGAGCGCATGAAATTCTATTTGGAGAAACAGAAGAATTTGTAGCCAGAGGAGCAACTGAAGCAATATACGGTTCTAGAGGACATGGCGGTCAAGGAATGTCATGCTCTGGTGCTGCAAGATTCGTACATCAAAATGGTGGCATCTTAGTAAGAAAAAATTATGGTTTTGTAGATTTATCAAAATATAATAGTAGCATTGGAATTAACTGGGGTAAGTCCCGTGGTGTTCCATCAGAAGTTATAAATGAAGCTCAAAAACATCAAGTTCAAACAATCAGTCTTGTAAAATCCGTCCAAGAAGCAAGAGATGCTATATCAAATGGATATGCTTTAAGCGTATGCAGTACTTATGGATTTTCACCACGTAGGGATAAAAATGGTATAGCAAAAAAAAGTGGTTCTTGGAATCATGCGATGGCATGGATTGGCGTGGACGATAGTCACGAAGTTTTTAAAGAAACTTTGTTTTTAGTACAAAATTCTTGGGGCGTTTGGAACGGCGGTCCAAAGAGGCATGATCAGCCAGACGGCTCTTTTTGGATTCGTGAGCGTGATGCATCTGGAATGTTGAACCAAAATGGAGCTTGGGCATTCAGTGATGTAGATGGTTTCCCTCCTAGAAAAGTTAATTGGACAATAGACGAGGTATTCTAATGGGATCTATATATCAGAGACTTCAACTCAGAAGAGGAACGCAAGCCGAATTTGACACTCATAATCCAGTGTTAATGAGTGGAGAACCGGCATTTGCAACAGATACATTTATCCTAAAAATAGGAAATGGTATTGATCCTTGGTCTTCTGTGTCAGGTCTACCAATATCTGGAGGCGTTGCACTATCTTCAGACATTAATACTGTCTCTGGAGTTTTAGAGATTGTATCTGGAATTGCTGTATTTGCATCTGGAGAAGCTGGACATACTCATGAGGTTTCACAGTCTGAATTAGATGGCGTTTCTGGCGTTTTAGATATAGTCTCTGGTATCGCCATATTTGCCTCTGGAAATGGCGGTGGCGGTGGAGATGTTAGCCAATCTGAATTCGACATAGTATCTGGTATCGCCGTATTTGCATCTGGAGACACTGGAGGTGGCGGTGGAGATGTTACCCAATCTGAATTCGACATAGTTTCTGGAATATCTGTCTATTCATCTGGTCAAGCTGGATTGCTTAACACATCTTCTGGAACATTAAATACTAGCGTTGGTTTACTAGAAACAGCTTCTGGAGCATTAAACACTGACTTAGGAATAGTTTCAGGAATAGCGGTTTATGGTTCTGGACAAGCTGGTGGAGGTGGAGGAGATGTTAGCCAATCTGAATTCGATATCGTTTCAGGAATAGCAGTATACGCTTCTGGAACTGATGTGGCTAATGATGTTACACAAGGAGAGTTTGATATAGTTTCAGGCATCGCCATATTTGCCTCTGGAAACAGCGGTGGCGGTGGTGGTGGAGATGTATCAACTGCACAATTCAACCTTGTATCTGGAATAGCAGTTTTCTCTTCTGGTCAAGATGCACTCCTAACTACTGCATCTGGTGCTTTAAATACAAGCGTAGGTTTATTAGAAACAGCTTCAGGCGCACTTAACACAAGTGTCGGAACTAATGCAGCTAATACCACTATAGTGTCAGGAATATCAGTACACTCTGTTAGTGGTAGTGTTAGTTACAATTCAACAGCAAGCGGCAATATCAGCGGTATAACTACAATGCTAATGGTAGATCAAGCTGCATACAATTCACTAAATAAAAATTCAAATACACTTTACTTCATACCATCGGGGTGATAAAATGCCAGATTATTCAAACACAAGAATTCAAGTTCGTAGAGGTACTTCTGCACAGTGGGCTAGTGCTAATACGGTATTAGCCAGTGGTGAGCCGGGATATGATCACGGCAGTGGCGTTCTAAAAGTTGGAGATGGAGTCACAGGTTGGAACTCTTTGGCTAGCATTGGTGGAGCCGGTGGACCATCACTTGCTCAGTTTAATATTGTATCTGGTATAGCAGTGTATGCTTCTGGTCAAGGTGGTGGCGGGGGCGGTGGATCTTCAACATTTGTTGGACTAAGCGACACTCCATCTAACTTTTCGAGTGCAGGATCAAAATTCGTTAAAGTAAATTCTGGAGCTTCAGCCGTGGAATTTGTAGCAGTAAGCCCACTAGAAAATGTAGTAGAAGACACAAGCCCACAGCTTGGCGGTGATTTAGATCTTAATTCAAATACTATAGTAGGCGCTGCCACCTTTAATGAGGCTGGTGCTGATGTAGATTTTAGAGTAGAAGGTGACACAGATCAGAACCTTTTCTTCATAGATGCCAGTACAGACAGAGTTGGTATTGGAACAAATATACCACAGAATACACTTTCTGTAAGTGGAACATTTAACGCCAATGAAATCAATGTTAGTGGTTCTCCAGCAGTATACTCAAGCCCAACGCAGGCAAACAATAGCGGCATTGTCAATATAAGTGGAATTACAAACATGGTAATTACTGATCTTGGAAGTTATTCAGGAATTAATCATGATAATAATACACTTTACTTTGTCACGTAGGAGTTTATTATGGCTATAAAAAAAGGGGCAAAAGAGTTATCTGCTATATATGTAGGCAGTAAATCCGTACATTCAATATATAAAGGTAATCAAAAAGTATTCCAAAAATAAGGTACAAATATGCTTAAAGATTCATTAAGAAAAATTGGTACTTTGTACGTTGGAAATAAAAAAATAGACAAAGTATACAAAGGTACTAAAATAATTTATCCAGATGATAGTTAACTAACAAAGGAGAAATAAAATGGCAGTCGTATCAACTACAGACGTAGTGACAAATCCAAAAACTTCAGTAGAAACATCTAAAAATGGAACAGTAGTTGTAACATGTTTAGCAACTGGTGAACATAAGACAATTGATGCAACTCTAGACACTAGTCCTAGTTACACTGCAATAGAAAATGAGTTAACTGGGAGATTTGACGATATAGCATACTATAATGCTGTAGACGGGGGTACTCCATGACAAAAGAAGGTAAGTTGCATTTCGTTTGCATTTTAGTATTAGCTCTAGCATCTTATGCAGTTATATCTAAAGATGTATTTACAAAAGCTAAGGTAGACGGTGGTACTCCATACGGTTGTAACACTGAAGATATTACTAGAATGTACGAAGGCTACATAGAGGAGTGGAAGTCAGGCATAAAATTAGCTTTCAACCAAGCAGAGAAAGAAATTTTTAAAGACGACAATCCCACTCCAGACGTTCTTGGTCCACATCCAGACCCTGACAAATGTATATGCGGTGGAAGTGGAATTATCGTGCATGGAGATGGTCACAAAACTGTGTGTCCATATCATGGAAAGAAAAAAACTAGCAAAATTGGACCTGTGCTAAAAAGTAATGGATTGATTATACATAATTATTAAGATTGGAGAAAAAATGGAACCTGAAGTAACTTTAAGATGGTTAGCAGCAGCGGTGGCAGTGGCGTTACTGCTTTCAAATATGAAAATTTTAAGCTATTTTAATTGGTCTTCTGTAAAAAAATGGTTTACTTGGAATAATAAACCAAACAGGCCCGTAGATAACCAAATTGAAGAAGAGGTTGCTGATAAACCTTTTTTGGAAATAATAGACCTGTGGTACTCCCTAAAAGAGAAATGTACAGACGAAGGATTAGACCAAGCAGCAGAAAAGCTAGATGAAGTCTTTCCCTTATTTAATGCGGAGGACTAATATGTATAAAAACATTTTCATAGTCCTACTATTAATCTACGCTTTTTTTGGTGATGGAATTTTAGATTTACTTGATACTCCAATTCCGAAGCCAGATCCTAAACCAATCATAGATGTACAAAGTCCCACCTCTGAAGAGGTCTACAATTACGTGCAAGCTTTTGAAGGTTTAGTAACAGACCCTACGGATAAAGCAAAACTTGCAATTTTTAATTATGAGTTTGCAGAAAGGGTAATCAAATATGATGCTACGTCACAAGATATAAATGATGTATATACGTTGGCTGGTAAAATATTTTTTAAAGATACTTTGGTAAACAAATATAAAGGTTTATCAGAAACAATAACGGAAATGATCGTAGAATGCATTGGAGAAGAAGATCACGTTTTAACAACAGAGGAGAAAAATAAATTACATGACTACTTCATGGGGGTAGCTTGGGTTCTAATTCAGAAAGGTTAGATAATGTCACCAAAACAAATAAATGTAGCATTCAGGAACTTGTTCAACGGAAATGGATTAGAGGTTAACGGATTTAAAATAAAAGCAGAAAGCCCCTTCGTTGCTAATATAAAACATGAAGATAACACCACCGTTATTAATTTTGGCTCAAATAAGCCCAGTGCAGAAATAAAAAGAATTATAACATTCAAGGCGTATATTGAAGAAATTGTTCTAGGGGAAGAAAGTGGGTCTGTTAAACTAAAAAACTTCCCAGATATTCACTTCTCTTATGAAGACTCTGTATTATCTCTTTTAACTGACAATATTCCTTTTGGAGATGACAGTGTTTTAGAAGAACAAATAGACAAAAAATATTGCGATAAGAGTAGAAATAAAATTGCAAAAAAGTGCTTGCAATATGCAAGAGAATGGGCTACAATATGTAGTCAGGCAGGTTATGATTTTAAGGATGTTGCCTGTTGGGAGAAGAGAACTTTGAGGAAGTCATGTTATGATTTTGTAAAAACTAATATTGAGGAAGACATGCAAGGAAATTCTGCATTTGTTACGTTCGCACTTTTCTTCGTTGTTATTCCAGCTATAATCAGTTGGGTAGTACATAGAATTCTTGACGAACTTTTTAGTAACTAACTTATCATATTTAATAAGAAAGATGGTGGTAGATGTCAATTAAATCATTGATGCACTATACGTTCGTGTCCAAGTACGCAAGATGGGATAGCGATAAATTAAGGAGGGAAACTTGGGCAGAGTCAGTTGATAGAGTAAGGCAAATGATGATTGATAAATATGGAGATGCACCAGAAGTCTCTAAAGCTATTGATAAAGCATATGATGACATGAAGAAAAAAAAGATCCTTGGTTCACAAAGAGCTTTGCAATTTGGCGGCTCACCAGTTTTCAAACACAATGCTAGAATATATAATTGTATAGCTTCTTATACAGACAGGGTAAGATTTTTTCAAGAATGTATGTACTTACTATTATGTGGATGTGGCACTGGCTTTTCTGTACAAAAACATCATATTGCTAAATTACCAAATTTAATTAAAGAAAAAAATGGACAAAAGAAACACACGATTGTAGATTCTATTGAAGGTTGGTCAGATGCTGTAGGCGTCCTTGTTTCTAGTTATTTCAAAGGGTGCAAACTTTTCCCAGAATACAATGGCAAAAATGTTACATTTGATTATTCACAAATTAGAGCAGCAGGAGCATACCTTAAATCTAGTGGTGGAAAAGCACCCGGACCAGACCCTCTTAAAAATGCTTTGACGCATATTAAAAAACTTTTAGATGCTGCAATCAAAAATGGTCAAAAAAAGATCACACCAATTCAAGCATACGATATAGTGATGTACAGTGCAGATGCGGTAATCAGCGGAGGTGTTCGCCGTAGTGCTACCATTTGTGTTTTTTCTGGCGATGACGAAGAAATGGCAAAAGCTAAAACTGGCAATTGGTTTACAGAAAACCCACAAAGAGGTAGATCAAATAATTCTGCATTGCTTTTAAGAAATGAAACAACAAAAGAGCAATTCAAAGAACTAATGGAATCTGTAAAAGAATTTGGTGAACCCGGATTTGTATGGTCAGACTCAACAGAATTGATTGTTAACCCCTGTGTAGAGATTGGTATGTGGCCTGTAGATGAAACTACTGGTAAAACTGGATGGCAAGCCTGCAATCTTTCTACTATTAACTGCGCCAAAGTAACCACAAAAAAGGAATTTTATGAAGCTTGTGCCTCTGCTGCTATAATTGGGACATTACAAGCTGGATTTACTAGCTTCCCATATCTTGGAGAGGTATCAGAAAGAATCATTAGTCGTGAAGCTTTACTGGGCGTTTCAATGACAGGCGTTATGGAACAGCATGAAATCTGTCTTGACCCAGAAGTACAGAAAAAAGGGGCAGAAATTGTCAAGGAAACAAATAAGAAACTAGCTGCACTAATAGGTGTAAATCAGGCCGCTCGTACTACGTGCGTAAAGCCAGAAGGTACATCTAGTTGTATCCTTGGAACATCCTCTGGTATTCACCCCCATCACGCCAAGAGATACATCCGTAGAGTCCAAGCGAATAAATTAGAGCCAATATACCAGTATTTTAAAACAATCAATCCTAGAGCCTGTGAGGAGTCTGTATGGTCAAATAATGACTCTGACGACGTTGTAGCTTTTTGCGTAGAAGTTCCAGATGGTGCAAAAATTAAAAATCAAGTTGATGCAGTAGCACTTTTAGAGTATGTAAAAAGCACTCAGCGGAATTGGGTAATGAGTGGTAAAAATACAAAACAATGCACTCAACCTTGGCTTACGCATAACGTCTCTAATACTATCAATGTTAAACCAGACGAGTGGGATGCTGTAACAGATTTTATTTATAAGAATCGTAAGTATTTTTGTGGCGTTTCTTTGCTTCCTATTGCTGGTGACAAAGATTATGCTCAGGCTCCATTTACAACCGTGTATTTACCCAGTGAGCAGATACAACATTATGGAGACGCAGCAATGTTTGTAAGTGGTCTAATTGAAGTTGGACTCGACTTATATAAAGACAATCTTTGGGCTGCTTGTGATAGCCTTCTAGGTGTAGGCGAAAAAGCCAAAGACCCAGAGAAGAAAGATTATAAAAATAGATGTCAAAAATTTGCTGATAGATATATGGATGGCGATCTTAAACGCTTGACTTACTGCATGAAAGATGTATACAATTGGAAGGAATGGTTAGACATGAATCGTGAGTATAAAGAAGTTGACTATACTAAAGTGATAGAAGAAAAAAACAACGTTAATCCAGTGCAAGAAGTTGCTTGTGCTGGAGGCAAATGTGACATACTTTGAGAAAGGATTTGATTTATGAATTTTATTAACTATAAGTTATTAACTAAAACAGCGCAGATGTGTCTTAAAGAAGACAGGTGGGACGCTGGTTATGATTTATTTGCAGATGAAGATAAAACAATTCATGGTCAATCTAGAGAAGTCATAAAGACAGGCATAGCTATTGAAATGCCCCGTAATTTAGCAGGGTTTATTTGGCCTAGATCTGGCCTATCCGTAAAACAAGGTATAGATGTTTTAGCTGGCGTCATTGATGCTGGCTACAGGGGAGAGATCATGGTTTGTTTGTACAACACATCTAATGAAGTTGTGCAAATGAAGCGTGGGGATAGAATCGCACAGATTGTATTCCAAGAAGTACCACTCATTTCTTTATTGTGTAGAGATGAACTAGGTAATTCGCAAAGAGGGAGTAATCGTTTTGGCAGCACAGGCAAATAATAATAGAAAAAAGCGTCAGGAAAAAAAAGCAAGCAAACCCAAAGTACTGGAGGCTAAAACTGAGAATCAAAAAAATTATATTAGATCAATTATAGAAAACGATGTTGTTTTCTGTACTGGTCCGTCTGGCAGTGGCAAATCTTTCATAGCAGCTGGAATAGCAGCACATAAATTACTTAGAGATGAAATAGATACCGTCATTGTAACAAGGCCGTTAGTTTGTACTGGTAGAGATATTGGATCTTTGCCGGGAGAATTAAACGAAAAAATCAAACCATATCTTCAACCTATGGAGGAGAACCTACGATACTTCTTAGGTAGAGATAAGTTTGGTTATTATTTTAACCAGCGTAGAATTAAATTTGAACCTTTGGAAACCATGCGTGGGTCTACCTTTCATGATTCAATTATGATACTAGACGAAGCGCAAAATTGCACACTAGAACAGATAAAAATGTTTGTAACACGTATGGGTAATCATTCTAAGGTGCTTATAAATGGTGATAACAAACAGACTGATATATATAAATATAGCGGTCTAGATTTCTGTATTGAAAAATTATCTGGAGTTCATGGAGTCGGAATCTGTAAATTAGAGTATAATGATATACAGAGAAATGGAATCATAGGTGCTGTACTTTACGCATTGGAGAGTTGATGTTATACGACTACGGATGTACTGAATGTGGCGAAACAATCAGGGACGTAAAGCAATCAATCCATGAAGAAGCTTGGACCAAATGCCCAACGTGCAAAAATGAATCCCTACAAAGGATACCTCACGGTGGGCTTGGTGCTTTTATGAAACATAGCTCCAATACTATTGGTGGTCAGGCAGACAAAAACTGGTCTAATATGGGACATTACCAAAAATCAGAAATTGAAGCACAGAACAAAGCCAAGTCAGAACAAAATAATAAAAGGAATCAGCATAAAGAAATAAACAAGATGACAGCAAAGCAAAAGGAAAGGTATATAAGAACAGGTGAAAAATGAAATACGTAGAAAAATACTCAGCAAAAGATGACAAAAGAGGTTCAGATGCAAGTAGGTATAACTCATCTGGACAGTCTGCTAACGAAGAAGAAAAAGTATACGCAGAATATAAATCTATCAATCTTGGAGAAAGAGTGCAAAAGAAGTTTTATGTTTTAACGTCTAATGGAAACTTGTTTGACCCTAGAGGTATAGACAGTCACAGAAGAAATATACGACAAGAACTTAAAGCGACATCTAAACAAACATTTGATTACTATATTCAATACTTAAAGACGAAAAATACTTTGTTTTTAAGAAGGGCTGAAAGGAGCTTTATCAATGGGTAAAAAAGGACCAATTAGTAAGATTGAAGCGTTTTACATTCAAGAAAATTATAGAGACATGGCAGTTGCAGATCTAGCTGTAGATCTTGACCGTACAATCAGCTCTATTGAAAAATATATTACAAAAAATCTAAGCAAGCCTAGACAAACCGGGGTGACTGCTGGAGATCAAATTCATCACCATAAAGGTGCTACAGTCATGACTGAGAATGCTTCTACTATATCAGACGAGAGAAGAAAATCAGTCATTCGTAAACCATCTAACTGTGTGACAAAAATTAAACGTGAAAAATGAATTGCGTAGTTGGTTACAAAAATTGGTTAAAAGCATACTCGTCTTCTAACAATAGAAGGAGAGTCTGGATATACATAAAAACATCTTGCAATAAACAAATATGGTTATTTGATTACGATGATTGGAAAGAATTTCAAGATTACGTAGATAAAAATGAATTAATTATACAAGAAATAGGCTTGCAATGGAGGTCACAAATAGTAAAACAGGATGCAAGCAATAGCGATGGCGTTTATGTAGTCAAGGCTGTTAAAGGCGAGATGTATGGAGAAACTTTAAATTGTTATGTCTTGGGCGTGTTGAGAAACGGTAAAGTTGAAAAAACAATGTATCTTTCACCATCGCTGGTCGAAGATATTAAAAGCGTAGATGATATTGAAGAATGTTTTAAAGAAGTTATAGTTTATCATGGGAAAAAGCGAAAAGCCAAAACTGTTTAATAAAAAGCATCAAAAGCAATGGTCTGAAACTTATAAATATAAACACATTCACACTGGTGAATACTGTACATTTGAAGCTTACCTTGCAGAATATTTGATCTTAAGATGGACAGATGAATTTAAGATGGAAAAGCCGTCTTATAAATTCTGGACAGCTGGAAATAAATATCATGACATGTTTATGAGGAATATGAAAGCGGCTAGAGGGCTACAGAAAAGATTTCCTGAACATATAATTCTAGAGGCAATCAAGTCAGATTATTTTAAAAACATATATCACATTGGTCTCAAAGCTTATGGCCCTAGAGGTTGGAAGTATAATCAAGTTGCATTAGAGGCAATCAAGAGCTATAATAAAGAAGTAAAAGCTTCTGAAAAGATTGCAAAGCTGGCTAAGAAAGCCACAAAGTCTAAACCCATTGAAGAAACAAAAGAAGAGAAAGTCAGAAGAACAAAATCATTTCCGAAACAGAAAACAATGTTTAACAAATTGAGGGATCTATGAGCAAAGTTAAAAAGAAAAAAACATCAAGCAAGTTTGACACTGACGTTGTAAGCAACTCAGTTGTTAGCAAATATGGTGACGTTGTAAGCACTGGTACAGACGTGTTAGAAACAATCAATAGATTAGAAGTTATTGGCGTATCCCCATCGCTAGATATTGCTCTAGGCGGTGGGCTACGAGAAGGTTCTGTAGTTGTAATGACAGGAGATCCAAAGTCTGGCAAAACAACAACAGCCTTGCACTTTGCAGCAAAATGTCAAGCCAAAGGTAAGCGTGTCATCTATCTCAATACTGAGGGACGATTATCAAAGCAAAACTTCGATGGCATCAAAGGCTTAGACCCTGAAGGCATTCTAATTGTACAGTCTACAGACGATAAGATACTTTCAGCAGAAGAATTTTTAAATATTACAGAATATTACATTAATAATGATCCGGGGTGTCTAATTATTGCAGACTCACTATCTAACATGGTTCCACAACAAGAACTAGATGGAGAGGTCAGAACTGGTGTGCGTAATGCTCTGCCAAGACTTCTGTCTATGTTCTTCAAGCGTATTAGTGGCACACTAATGAAGAACAAAACAATCCTAGTTTGTATCACTCATAACATCGCAAACACTGGTGGATCGCCATACGCTCCAGCGAAGATGGCAGACTGTGGCAACATGTTACAATATCAAGCTGGCACTAACATGGTCATCACTCATCGTGGTCGCTGGCAAGTTCCAAAAGACACTGGCCCACACGTTGGTCAAATTGCAAACTGGAATATTAAAACATCTTGTGCTGGCGGTACACCAAATAGTACAGCAGAAAGTTGGATTAGGTATGGCATTGGACTTGACGAAACACAAGAAGTTGTGCAAATCGCCTGTGAGTTCAGATTAATTAAAACAGCTGGTGCGTGGTATACTATACAATGCGCTATAGATGACTTGGAACATCCAACTATTAAGAAAATACTTGCTGACAACAAGGTGTCAGATAAGCAAGAAGATATTGAGAGGTTTTTTAAATTTCAAGGCGCTAATAACACGCTAGAGTTTTTAAATGAAAACCCAGACGTGTCTGCGTTTGTATATGAAAAGATTAAGGAACTATTTTAATGATAACAATATTACAGATATGCTGCGGCATATTACTATCTAAAATTATTATAGAGGTTTTTAATGAAAGTTACAGGTTTAAATGGCAGAGAGTACGCTTGGAATTTAACAAGCTATTCTGTTGCTGCAAACGACAAAAGAAAGAGATCAAAGTATCACATCAGAGCAAGGAATATACTGAAACAGATTTTCCATTCCTACAGAATCTTAGAAGAGGTCAAACTACCCGGAAGCACTGAATCACACAGGAAAGGCGTATTGTATTTAGATTTTTATATACCACAGATTATGTTGGCTATAGAGGTTCATGGGCAGCAGCATTATGAATACACACCATTCTTCCATAAAAACAAAGCAGATTTTGCACTTGCACAAGCTAAAGATGAAGATAAAATAGAATGGTGCAAAAAGAATAAAATTGATTTAATCACACTAAAGTATTCCGACACAGATGAGCAATGGAGAGAACAAATTGAAAACGGCGAATGAGCAGTTAGCTGACTTGAAAGCTATGGTTAGTGATTTTTTAAATGCTAGCAATGCTAGGTTTAACAAGAAGTTTAATGAGGATTGGCATAGGTGTGCTAACGGTGGCAAAGAGACCATACAGACTCTCACTAAAGACGAGTTATTTACTTGGGCATATGAACTATATAGCTACTCTACGCATCTACAGGATGAATTAAATATGCAGAAGATCGCACTGGATTGGTGCAATGATAAACTAGACAAGATGGTAGCTAAGAACTACGATCAATTTAGCCCCTATACAAAACACGATATGAGAAGGCAATTGATTATTGTTAATGACGAATATGCAGCAGCAGTAGACCATTACAGGGAAGTTGCTCATTCAAGAGTCCAATCGTTGGAGGGCAAAGTGTATGAACTGAAACGTAAGGCAGACATTTTAATGGAAAAGGGGAAAAGATCATGAATCTAAAAAACTTTGTAGAAGGACTAACGATTGATGAAAGAGAAGAATTGTTGGATATTCTTACCAGCTCTGTTGATCAATCTACTACAATGCCACCACACATTGTAGAAGAATTTGAAGAAAAACCACAAAGAGTGCAAGAAGATTTTACAATGCATAAAAATAAACCTAGTTCAATTAAAGGCCAAAGTAGAAAACAGCCTGTTCGTGCTAGAGAAAATACATGGACAGACACTGGAGAGTATAGAGAAGTAGAAACTCCAGAAACCAAGAGAACACCAAGAAATAGATTGCCACCACAAAAAAAAGATGTAACTTGTCATGTTTGTGGTAAAAAGACCAAGGTTAATGCTAGTATAGTGTATGGCGAATACTATAGGTGCGATAGGTGTACAGGTAGATAATGCAAGAAAAACTACTAGATATAGGCGCTGAAAGAGCCGTATTAGCAGGTCTGTTGCAATACGGTGTAGATGGGTATGTTACTATATCTGACTTTATAACAACTGAAAGCTTTGGCAATGTCAACAATCAAGTATTGTTTAAATGTATAGAGCAAGTTATAAAAAATGAACATAAAGTTGACATACCTTCTATATTATCTACTGCAAAGCATATAGGTGTACTTGACACCATCAATACACAACAAGAGTTAAAATATATCAACTCTTTAAATAGCTTTCCTGTTGATAAGGATAATGTTTTTAATTTTGCGTTGCAGATAAAAAAGTTTGAGTTTGCAAGGAATATAAAAAAACTAACTAGCAAAATCAGCAAAGACATGGATGGCGTTACAGGGTCAGAAAGTGTCAATGATATTATTCAAAAGCTAGAAGATCCTGTTACAGATTTTCTAAGGGAAGACGATGGCGGGGAACATCCAGAAAAAATTGGAAGTGGAGTAGAAGACTATGTTCAATTCTTGTCCGAAAATAAATGTGATATCATTGGTGTACCGACAGGATTCGCAAAATACGATGAAGCTATTGGCGGTGGCTTACGACGTAAGTGCGTTGACCTTATATCTGCAAGACCAAAAGTTGGTAAATCAGTATTCGCTGACAATGTTGCCCTTAACGTATCCTCTCTTGGCATACCCGTCTTAGTTCTAGATACGGAGATGTCAAAAGAAGATCACTTGAACCGTTTGATTGCTAATATAAGTGGAGTATCTATAAATGAAGTGGCAACAGGCAGGTTCACAGAAGACTCAGATAAACAAGATAAGGTGCAAGAATCAATAGATAAACTATCTAATATACCATATAGTTATGTAAGTGTAGCTGGCAAACCGTTTGAACAGATACTAAATGTGATCAAGCGGTGGATAGTCCAAGAAGTAAAAACAGATGAGACAGGCAAAACAAATGAATGTCTAATCATCTATGATTATCTCAAACTGATGTCATCCTCATCAATAACGAATAATATTCAAGAATATCAGGCTCTAGGATTTCAAATTACCTCTCTTCATAATTTATGCGTTAAGCTAGACATACCTTGTCTATCATTTGTGCAATTAAATCGAGATGGTATCACTAAAGAAAGTACTGACGCTGTTAGTGGCTCAGACCGACTCATATGGCTATGTACTTCTTTTACTATATTCAAAGCTAAATCTACAGAAGAACTTGCAGAAGATGGGCCAAACTCAGGAAACAGAAAACTAGTACCTATTGTGTCTAGGCACGGTGCTGGTCTAGACGACGGTGATTATATTAACATGCAGATGCAAGGCGCACACGCTAAGTTAATAGAATTACAAACTAGAAATGAAATGAAAAACCAGCCAGTTGGAGACACTGGTTTAGTTAACAATGACGCCATGAAGAAATTATCAAATGAATTTGCAGCAGATCAAACAGAAGCTTAATGAGAATGCAGAACTTGTATTTCAAGAACTTGGAATGAAGTGCGAAGTATTTTCCGACAATATATATTCTACATGCCCAGTGCATGAGGGTAGCGATAATCCAAGAGCATTTTCTTTTTCAATACAGAAAGGGATATGGAAATGCTGGACAAGAGATTGTCAAGATGAGTATAAAAATGATATGTTTGGTCTTATCATGGGCGTTCTATCTAAACAAGAGGGACGAGAAGTAGAGTTTATAGATGCTCTAAATTGGGCGTGTAAAATACTCAATATAAACAGAACGTACAACAAAGCAAAAGAAGAAACAAAAGAAGAAGAAACAGAGGACTTACTATACAAAGTTGTCAATCTTGTAAATAAAAAAGAAAAACCACATAAACATAAAATAATTTCTTTAGATCTAGATGTAGATATTCCGTCACCATATTTCTACACTAGAGGTTATAACAAAAGGACTATGAAATATTTTGGCGTTGGAGATTGTTACCAAGAAGGTATAATGAAAGAGAGAGCGATTATACCAATACATGACGATGATGGTAAAAATTTAATAGGTATCATAGGCAGGTCTATACGAGATTATAGAATGCCAAAGTTTTTATTTTCTCCAAAGGGGTTTGACAAGAGGTATTGTTTTTATAACTATCACAGAGCGGTTAAGAGAGCCTCAGAAACATCGTGCCTGTACATCGTAGAAGGGCAGGGAGATGTCTGGAGACTATACGAAGCTGGAGTTAAGAATGTTGTCAGCATATTTGGTAAAACAATTACTGAGCAGCAACAACAAAAGCTATTGAGCCTGCCTGTAACACACTTAATAATACTAACAGACAATGATCAAGCGGGAAGAGAATGTAAGGTGCAAATAAAAAGGCAGCTAGGAAGAATGTATAAATTAACCTTTCCACAATTGTCACAAAAAGACGTTGGCGATATGAGTGTTAAAAAGATTAAAAAAGATATACTTTCAAAATTAGAGGGAACATATTAATGACTAAGATCATTGGAATATCTGGCAGGAAACAGGCTGGTAAAAATACTGTTGCCAACTTCATAAATGGCAGGGTTTTAAAAACCATGAATATGATTGATGATTTTATTATTAACAAATATGGACAGCTAGAAATCAAAACTAAAGATCAAAATGGCTTAGGTGGATGGGGCGTATTTGACGTAACAAGGAAAGACCTGTCGTATGTAAATTATGCCGAAAGAGAGTTGTGGCCTTATATAAAAGTCTATCATTTTGCAGACTGTCTTAAACAACTGTGTATTGATTTGTTTGATTTAAATCCTAAGCAGGTCTACGGAACTGACAACGACAAAAATACACAGACACAATACAATGGCATGACTGCTAGACAATTCTTGCAATACTTTGGCACAGATGTTATGAGAAAAATCAAAGATGATATATGGGTTTCTGCTACTATTAAGAAGATAGTATCAGAGGGTTCTGAGATAGCACTTATTCCAGACGTAAGATTTCCTAATGAAGTAAAAGCTATACACGAAAATGGCGGGACTGTAATCAGATTGACTAGGGATATTTACACAGACAACCATCCATGTGAATGCGCTCTAGATGAAAGCAATTTTGATTGGAAAAAATTTGACTATGTTATAGACAATAATGGCTCAATAAATGATATGTGTACAGATCTTTCTTCAATACAAGAACTATGGAGTGTTTCATGTTAGTTACTTATGTAAGATCATCAAGTTATAATAACTATGAATATTGTCAGATGCAATATTTTATCACATACGTCTTAGGTCATAGATCTAAAAGCGGTAAAAAAGCTGACATGGGGACAATGGCACACAAGGTTATGGAAGTTTTAGCTGGTCTTAAAAAATACGAACAAGATCATCCACACGCAAAATATCTTAGAGTAAATGATGACGCAATAGGAAAATTTAAGTGCGAAAAAAAAGATCTACATACTAAAGAGTTAGTTAATGTTCTAGTAGGTTTAAGCGTAGAGGCTTATGCTAAGAACTCTCATAATAAATTTTACAGTGGCGATGTTGAAGATGTGTCCAAAACAGTATGGACATTTTTAACACACAGCGATGGTCAATTTGACCCAAGGCTAAGAAACATACATTTTCCTGAACCTCACTTTGATATACCAATAGACGAAGAATGGGCTAAATTTGAGTACGAGAAAGATGGCAAGAAATTTCAAGGACAACTAGCAATAAAAGGCACTATTGACCTAGTTACACTAGTGAACGAAGACACAATAGAAGCAGTAGATTGGAAAACTGGTAGACGGATGGATTGGGTAACTGGAGAGGTAAAAGATTATAAAAAATTAGAAAATGACCCCCAATTATTACTGTATTATTATGCAATTTCTAAGCTATATCCAGAGTTCCCTAATAGAATTATGAGTATATTTTTCTATAAAAATTCAGAGGGCAAGCCAGACCCATGTCCATTTAGCCTTTGTTTTTCTCCAGAAGACGAAGAAAGGTTTTTAGGCATGTTAAAAGAGCGGGTAGCAGAGATAAGGGAAAATGTAAATCCGCAACCACTAGACCCGTCCAGAAAACACTGGAAATGCAAGAATTTATGCCATTATTGCAAGAATAACTGGCCTGATACAGATAAAAATATGTGTATATTTATAGAGGAATACCTCTCAAAGCACGGAATGGAAAAGACTATCAAAGATTGTACCAGAGATGGCTTTGATATTGGATTTTATGAAGCTCCGGGGTAAAAAAATGGAAAAATTACTGACGATTGGGATGGCTACTTACGATGACTACGAAGGCGTTTATTTCTCTCTACAAGCCCTTAGATTATATCATAAATTAGCGTTATCAGATGAAGTAGAAATTGTAGTTGTAGACAATAATCCAGACAGCGAGCATGGCAAAGCTGTTAAAAGTTTTGTGGAATATTGGATTAAAAATGGCAAATATGTGCCATACACACTGAGGAGAAGCACTGCTGTAAGAAATGAAATATTCAAAAATGCATCAGGAAAATACTGCATTTCTATGGATTCTCATGTGTTGTTTTTCCCAAACGCTCTGGAAAGCCTTATACAATATTATGCATCTGATGATAATGTCATGGGGTGTCAAAACATAGTTCATGGACCTCTTATTTATGACGACTGCAAATCACCATCAACGCATTTTAAACCAGAATGGGGTGGAGATATGTACGGGAAATGGGAAACAGACCATGCAGCACTCAAAAAAGGAAAGCCGTTTGAAATACCAATGCAGGGATTAGGTGTATTTTCTTGTGAAACCAGAAATTGGAGAGGATTTAATAAACTATTTAAAGGATTTGGAGGAGAAGAAGGTTATATTCATCAAAAATTCAGACAAATGGGAGGAAAAGCTGTCTGTGTACCGGGATTTAAATGGATGCACAGATTTGTCAGGCCAGCGGGAGTACCATACCCACTAGTATTAGAAGATAGAATTTGGAATTATTTTATTGGATGGTTAGAATTAACACAAGATGAAAATGATCCAATGATACAAGCTATATATGACAACTTTAAAGAAAGAATACCTAAACAAAGTTTAGATAATATTTTACATAAGGCTAAAGAACGAATACTATAAGGAGAAATTTATGCCAATTCCATCAAAAAAAGAAGGTGAAGACAGAAGCTCTTTTATGTCTAGATGTATGAGCGATCAAGTCATGCAGAAAGAATATACAGATAAATCTCAAAGAGCAGCAATTTGTGTAAGTAAAGCCTGCGAAGATTTAGACATGGTAGCCCAAGCTGACTTTCAATTATATGTAAAAGAATACGGATACGAAGAAGAACTAACTGAAGAAAATTTTTATATACCAGCTGAAGCTGAGTACGAGGACTTTGGTGAAGAGGTAGAAGAAATTGAAGTAGCTTCTCTGTGGGAGAATATACGCAAAAAGAAAGAGCGAGAAGGCAAGAATTACAAGCCTGCAAAGAAGGGTGATAAGGATAGGCCAGATCCAGAGGCTTGGAAAAAAGCCAAGTCCGCAGAATATCAAGGCCGTAAGGTAAAGCTTGGCAAACCATTTTTGACTCCTGATGGCCCTAAGAAACGAAGCGTGTACGTAAAGAATGATAAGGGTAATGTTGTCAAGGTTAACTTTGGCGATCCTAACATGGAGATTAAAAAGGACAATCCTGCAAGAAGAAAGTCCTTCAGAGCTAGACATAACTGCGACAATCCGGGTCCACGTTGGAAAGCACGTTATTGGTCTTGCAGAGCTTGGTAAAGGAGAAAATCATGAAATATATAGAAGAAATATCAAAATCATTAGCTGATAAACCGGGACCAAAAGACCCACGGAGAACTCCTGCGCCTAAAAAGGATCAGAAAAAAGGCAGTAAGAAAAATAAACCAGACAGTGCTAAGGACGATAAAGGCAAAGTCACTTTTAGTAAGAATACTACTGATAGACTGAAGCAAAAGGTAGCAGATCACAATAAAAAAGGTAAGGGTAGTAAGGCTACACTGGGTATGCTGAAAGCAGTATACCGTAGAGGTGCTGGTGCGTATTCCACTTCTCATGCTCCTAAAATGAGTAGAGACGGTTGGGCTATGGCAAGAGTCAATGCTTTTCTTACATTGCTTAGGACAGGTAGACCTTCAAATTCTGGTTATAAACAGGATAATGATTTGCTGCCAAAAGGACATCCAAGAAGTTCAAAATGACACTTAAGCGAAGGAGATGTATCATGTTTAAATACCTAGTGATGGCAGCTTTGATGTGCGTAGCTACTATTAGCATAGCAGAAGAAAACATTAGCGAATATTTACAAAACATCAGTGTGACTATCAAAACAGAAAGAGGATCTGGAAGTGGAGTAATTTTCACTAGGGAAATAGAATCAGACGATGGGCCAAAGAAAGTAAACTTTGTCTGGACCGCTGCTCATGTTCTAGAAGGAATTAGAAGTGTACGCAGCATACTAGACATAGACGGAAAGACATTAAAGAAACCAATGTTTAAAGATGTTCAGATTGTCAAAAAATTGATAGCTGACGGTCAAACAGTTGGTGAATTATCTATGGATGCCGTTGTCGTCAAATATAGTGACGCAACAAATGGCGAAGACTTAGCGTTACTTATGATTAAAAAGTATGATTTTGTTAACGTATCGGCAAGATTTCATGAAGACAAAGAAGGGACAGGTCTTCCACTGGGTACACAACTTTACCACGTAGGCTCATTACTTGGTGAGAGCGGTGCTAATAGTATGACAACTGGAATCATGAGTCAGGTTGGTAGAATGCTTGCACTCAATAGTAGCACTAAAGTATTGTTTGATCAAACGACAGTAACAGCTTTCCCCGGATCTTCTGGAGGTGGCGTATTCTTGACAGATGGACAATACATTGGTATGCTTGTAAGAGGTGCTGGAGAAACTTTTAATTTAATTGTACCAATTCGCAGGATGTCAAAATGGGCTAAATCTGAGAAGATAGAATGGGCTATGAATCCTGACACAAAGGCTCCAACTTTAGAAGAAATCATGAAACTTCCAAAAGAAAAAGCCGGTTCTTTAAGTATAAGTTTTTAGCATATGAATTTACGTAAAAGATGGTATGAACATTTAGAAGAAAATAACATGACCTACTGGGAACATTGGTGGTTTGCAGTGGGTCATGGACTACTTTGTATCAAAGCTGGTGTATACTTATGTATACATGGCTTCTTACCATGTTTTAGACGTAAGGCGGGTTCTAAGCTAGTTCACAGACTAGAAAAAGATTTTACAGAGAGAGAAAATGAGCTTAATAAATGAAGTAGCAGCCATCATTGGTTCTCACTATATAAAATATAATTGGGATGAGATACTAAAAAAACCACCATCTGATGATAGTGAGTTGACTAGAAAAGAACTAGAACTAATTGCACATGCGACTAGAAATAGATCCCCAGAAGCCTATGATCTTATAATGAAAGTAGACAAAGATCCTTTATTGATTTTCATGGATTTTTTGGAAGATAAAAACATTATTGTTAAAAGAGTTGAATTTGATAGATATTGGAACGTTATGGAAAATTATTCATACGCAATGAAATATCATTTTAATAGAACAAGACCATACGATCTTGCCAAAGAATATAATATTGAAATGCAAACAATATATACTGATACTCATAATACTCCCGCCTACCCAAGTGGACATGCTATGTATGGCTATTTAGCAGCAGAAATGTTAACTGAAAAATTCCCTCAATACAAAGAAGATTTTTCTAGGTTGGCAGAACTCTGCGGAATAGCTAGAATATTACAGGGTGTTCATTACCCATCGGATAACAATGCTAGTAAAATCGCTGTTAGTAAATTATATCCCAAAATGAAGGAGCAGATCAATGAGCAACAAGGCAAAGAACAAAAAGGTAAAGAGTTTCCCATTGACTTCCAATCCTAGATCTCAAGAACCTATAAAAAGACCATTGCCACCATCGCCTAAAAAATAAATAATTTTGACATTTGCATACAGGAGTTTGAATGAACTGGTTCCCGTTGAAGAATTTTACACATTACAGTCTACTTAAAGGATTTTCAAAACCACATGAGCTAGCTAAAGCTTGTGCGGAAAACGACTATCCAGCGTGTGGAATAACAGATTATAAGTCTATATCAGGCGCAGTGTCTTTCCATCAAGCGTGTAAAAAGGTTGGCGTCAAGCCTATAATTGGGTGTTCATTTGATAACACTACTGTATATGCTAAAAATAAAGACGGATGGCACGATCTTATACAGATGGTATCAATGACAGATGAGAACGGTAACATGCCTAGCAGCGTGGCTAAAGACATTGTTAGTAGAAATAATCTGGTTGCACTACATAAATCTAAGGATAATATCAAACCATCTTACTACGTAAAAAAAGAACACGCAAAGCTACACAGAATACTATTGTGTTCAGCGTTAAAAACTACACTGCCTAAAATAAAAAGTAAAATTAGGTCAAATACGTTAGAGAAAGATGTACTAGAATACTTTACAAAAGATAATAAATGTATTACAGAAGGTAAAGTAACTAATGAATTAGAGTACATATATAATTCGTGTGAAGACTATGACATACTAAGCCCGCCAATACTTCCTAAATTTGTATGTCCAGATGGTCTATCACAAGAGCAATATCTTACAAACATGGCTAGAGAAGGATACAAAAGACTACTTCACGCAAAGGTGGGTGGCGACAAGGGTAAACAAAAAATATATGGGGATAGGTTCCACAAAGAATTAGAAGTAATTAGAAATGCAGACTTGTTTGGTTACTTTCTAATTGTTCAAGACATTATTAGACACGTAGAAAAAGATATGGGCTGCTTGGCTGGGCCGGGAAGAGGGTCTGCTGCTGGATGTCTTGTATCTTATTTGATAGGTATTACGAAAATTGACCCAGTAGAGTATGACCTATTGTTTGAAAGATTTTACAATGCTGGTAGAAATACTGGTGGTAATGTGTCTTTACCAGATATTGACATGGATGTTCCGGGTAAACGTAGAGATGATGTTATAGATTATTTAAAACAGAAATATGGTAATGAGCATGTTAGTCAGATGTTAACTTTTGGTAGATTGCAAGGAAGAAGTGCTATAAAAGAAGTTTTAAGAATAAATGATGCTTGTTCTTTTAGTGAGATGAATGCTATAACAAAGAGTATACCCAATGAAGCAGATGTATCTGACCAGTTGGCAGAGATGGATGAAGAAGATAGGTCAATTATAAAGTGGACATTGATGAATCGCCCAGACGATCTCAGAGACTTCTGCCACATTACGGATGAAGGTAAACTTGATGGAGATTATGCTCAATACTTTCAACAAGCTATTGATATAGAAGGAACATTTAAAACTCAGGGTAAACACGCAGCAGGAGTAGTGATATCAAAAGAACCGCTACATACAGTTTGCCCTATGGTCAAACAGAAAGGATCTGTGGAAAAAATTGCAGGATTGGAAATGTCTGATCTAGAAGCTCTGGGTCATGTAAAATTCGATGTTCTAGGAATTAACCTTCTAGACAAACTTATGAAGATAAAGGAAATCACTGATGGCAAATAGAGACTACATTGTATTTGACTTTGAAACAGGAAGTCGTAACCCACACAAAACACAACCAACACAGATAGCTGCTTTAGCCTTAGATGGAAGGCATCTATCTGTAAAAGGCACATTTAATAGTGAAATTAAACCTATACTTGATGACGAAAAGGCCATTAGACTAGGTTTAGATCCAGTTGAAGACGGAGCATTAAAAGTTACTGGTAAAAATAGAGAAGACTTATCCAAAGCTCCAACTCTTAAATCAGTTTGGAAAAAATTCTGCACCTTTGTAGACAAGTACAATTGGAAAAAAGACCCATTTTTCAATCCTATTCCTGTTGGCTTTAATATCATTGGGTTTGATATGATTATTATCAATCGTTTATGTAAGGAGTATGGACCTTTTGATGAAGGCAGAAATCAACAAAAGATTTTTAGTAGAATACATAAGTGTGACGTTATGGATAATATGCACATGTGGACTGAGGGAGATCCTAGTATTAGATCAATTAGTATGGATACTCTTAGAGAAAGAATGGGACTAAGTAAAGAAAATGCTCACGACGCATTGCAAGATGTTAAAGATACTGCTAATATCTTTATAAAGCTATTGAAAACTCATCGTGCAGTTTATCAGGAAATTGAATTAGACAAAGCGTTTGCAAACGGGAACTTATATGTCAAATGAATATGAAGACAAACAAACTTGGCAACTATTTTCAGAAGGTAAAACTAAGGGCGTCTTTCAGCTAGAAAGCAACCTTGGTAAATCTTGGTCAAAAAAATTATCGCCAAGCAACATTGAAGAACTATCTGCATTAATTGCTATTATTAGGCCCGGATGTCTAAAAGCGTTTGTAGATGGAAAGTCTATGAGTCAACATTTTATCGACCGTAAACACGGCAGAGAAGAAGTTACTTATTTACACGAAGCACTAGAAGAAATTCTAGCTCCGACTTATGGAGTTCTAGTTTATCAGGAACAATCCATGCGTATTGCTCAAAAAATTGCTGGATTTGATCTACAAGAAGCAGATGTTTTACGTAAAGCCATTGGTAAGAAAAAAGCAGACCTTATGGCTAAAGTAAAAAAGAAATTTATTGCTGGCGCTAAAAAGACAGGCATAGTAGACAAACAAACAGCAGAAGAAATATTTAGTTGGATTGAAAAATCATCTAGATACGCATTCAACAAGTCTCACAGTGTTTCATATGCAGTTTGTTCTTACTGGAGCGCATACCAAAAAGCGCATAGTCCAGAAGAGTTCTTCTTGTCTTATCTTTATTATGCAAATGAAAAACAAGATCCACACCAAGAAGTCTATGAATTATTTTCTGAGGCTAAATTATTTGATATAGAAGCTAGAACGCCAAGTCTTGCAAACTTTAATATTAAGTTCAATGCCAAGAAAAAGAAAATATACTTTGGAATTAAAGACATAAAATCACTAACTGGCAAAACTGGAGACAAGGTGGTTGAGTCTATTAAAGAGGTAGAAAAAGAATTAAAAAAACCTATGACAAAGTTTACGTGGCTAGAAATATTGCTATTCTTTGGTCCTAAGATTTCATCAACGTCTTTCAAAGCGTTAGCATCCATAGGGTTTTTCAGAGACTTTCAGGACAAGGTTTCTAGAAATAAAGCATTGTATGATTATGATATATACCGTCTACTTACTAAGGCAGAACAAAAGTGGATACAAACAAATTATGAAAGTAAGAAATGGAAAGATTTTATATCCTGCCTGAAAGACCTAGCACCAACTAAAAAAGAAGGTGGCGGTACTCATAAAATAGAAAGAAAACAGGCAGTTGAGAATGAGATACAACTCTTATTAGATCCACCATATTCATTAGAAGACGATCCAAGCTGGATCATAGAACAAGAGACAAGGTTTTTAGGATGCCCCGTTACTATGACAAAGATAGAAGTCTCAGATACTTCCGCTGCAAACACCACTTGCAAAGACATAATCAATGGTAAAAAGGGTAAGAATCTTTGCGTGGTTGGTAACATACAAAGGATGTCGGACTACACAATATCCAAAGGGGAATCTAAGGGAAAGGTTATGTCGTTTCTAACAATTGAGGATGATACATGCATACTAGATAGTGTTGTTGTATTTCCAAAGGTAAAAGCAAAGTATAAATATATATTATATGAAGGTAATAATTTAATCTTCTGTGGGTCAGTGGCTAATCATGAGACTTCTCTAATTGTAGATAAAGTTTATGAAATTTAATTTGGTTTTTTTTAGCTGTAGTAGCTAATATACTAAGATAGGAGATAATATGAATAATTGTTGTTTTACAGGGTATTTAGCAGAAAACCCAAGAACATCTATGGTTGGTGACATTGTGCTTGCAGAATTCACTGTGGTTGTATACAATTATAGAAGAACAAAGAGTACTGGCGAAAAAAGCAGAATACCAACATATTTAAATTGTGAGGCTTGGCACACTGGTGCTGAAACAATTGAAAGATTTGCCACTAAAGGAACTAAAATTACCATAAACGCCTCTGCTAAAAACAGATCTAAAGATGATAGTAGAATTATTTTTAGAGTAAATGAATTTGATATATGTAGCCAAGAAGACTATTTTGAGGAAGAATAGATGAGAAAGAAAAAAATACTCTTCTGTAGTGAAGCTACATTCCTTAATACAGGATATGCTACATACACACGAGAGATGTTAAACTATTTACAAAGCACTAATAAATATGAATTGGCAGAACTGGGAGCATATGCAGAAAATAATGACCCAAGAGCAGTAGGGATACCTTGGAAGTTTTATGGAGCTACGCCATCAACAGAAGAAGAAAAAGCAAAGTTCAATGCAAACCCTACTTTTCAGTTTGGTGAATACGCTTTTGAAAGTGTATGTTTAGATTTTAAGCCAGACATTGTTTGTGATATCAGAGACTTTTGGATGCTAGATTTTGCAGAAAGATCTCCTTACAGGAAATTTTTCAAATGGTGTATCATGCCAACGGTTGACGCTAGACCACAGGCAAGACAGTGGATTGCAACATATCAATCAGCAGATGCTTGTCTGACATATTCCAATTGGGCTGGCGAAGTTTTAAAAGATCAGTCTGGTGGTAAGATAAATTATATTGGATCTGCGCCTCCATCTGCACATCCAGCATACACACCAAAAGATCAAGCGGGATTAAGAGATTTCTTTGGAATAGATCAAAACGCTAAGATCATAGGAACTGTGATGCGTAATCAAAGAAGAAAACTATACCCAGACTTGTTTGAAGCATTTAGATTATTACTAGACAGCGTAGATAATCCACAAGAATACTATTTATATTGCCATACCAGTTACCCCGATCTTGGGTGGGAAATACCAGAGTTATTACATCAACATAACTTAGCATCTCACGTTCTTTTTACATACGTGTGTCCAGAAACCAAAAACCCATTTGTGTCTTTATTCAAGGGGGCTTCTGCACAATCTCCTTATACTGGAAAATTTGGATCTGGATTGTCAAATGTACGCAATGGTTTAAGCTATGAAAACTTAGCTAATATCATTAACTTATTTGATTTATATGTACAGTATGCAAATTGTGAAGGTTTTGGATTACCGCAGGTAGAAGCAGCTGCATGTGGTATACCTGTAATGGGAACAGATTATTCTGCTATGGAAAGTGTTCTCAGGCAACTAGATGGTACGCCCATAAAACCCAAAGCTCTATACAAAGAGTTAGAAACTGGTTGCCTGAGAGCCGTTCCAGATAATGAACTAGCAGCCCAACTATTTAAAGATTTTTTTCAACTACCTAAAGAAATGCGTAAACAACAAGGTTTTGTTACTCGTCAAAAGTTTTTAGAAGATTTTCAATGGGATAAATCTGGTAGAGTGTGGGAAAGTTACTTCGACTCTGTAGAGATTAAACCACATGAAGAAACTTGGCACTCTCCTTTAAACATACAACAACCAGCTCCTAAGCCAGAAAATTTACCACCAAATACAAAACATAATGACCTAGCAAAATGGTTGATAAAAGAAGTTCTTAGAGAGCCAGATAAGATAGGTTCTTTCATGGAAGCTAGACTAACTAGAGATTTAATGTATGAATGCGCCACGGCCTCTACTGGTGGGATGTATTTTAATGAAATGTCAGCAAGCTTTGATGGTAAAAATGTTAGACACCCTTTTAATTTTGAGTCTGCATACAATCAAATGGCTGGCTTATGCCACAGAAGAAATCATTGGGAAAAACGCAGAGCGGAGGCATTTGGCATATCATGAGAGTATTGTACATAGGTCACTATAAAGAAGGAAGCGGTTGGTCAAACGCAGCTATTAGTCATATACTGGCGTTAGATTCTTGTGGTGTAGACGTTGTGTGTAGAGATATCAAACTTACGAATCAACAATTTGATATTCCCAACAGGATATTAGAATTAGAAAAAAAACCACTAGAGAATATAGACTACTGCATACAGATGGTTTTACCTCATCACTTAGTGGGAACTGAAAAGTTTAAAAAAAATATAGCCTTCTTTTTTGGAGAGACAACTGAAATAAAAGACAATGTATGGGTTTCACAACTAAACCTTATGGATGAAGTATGGGTGGCGAATGACACTAACAAAAACTCTCTAGAAAAAAGCAATGTAGAAAAGCCTATTAAAGTAGTGCCGCTAGCCTCAGATACAGATAAATTTGAAAAAGATTATGACATATTGCCAATCCCCGAGATTGGTCACACCTTTAAGTTTTACTTCATAGGAGACCTTAACGATAGAAAAAATATCACATCAGTAATAAAATGTTTCCACAGTGAATTTTGTAATGGGGAGCAAGTATCTCTGATTATTAAAATAAATGAATATGGGATGAATCCAGAAGCTCTCAAAAACAAATTCCAGCAAAAATCTTCAGACATAAAGAAAAATATGCGGATAGGAAGCCCAGAAGATTACGCAACTGAAGTAATCATTTCTTCTCATATGACAGATGATCAAATCAATATGTTGCATAAAAGTTGTGACTGCTTTGTAAATTTATCTCACGGCGAGGCGTGGTCTATTCCAGCTTTTGACGCTATGGCTTTTGGCAATACACCAATTTGTAGCAACGAAGGCGGTCCTAAATCTTTCATTGGCAATAAGGAAACAGGATGGTTAGTTGATGGCATGTATAACATATGCGATCACAGTAACCCAGCGTTGCCATTCTTGTTTACAGCAAAAGAAGAATGGTTTGTCCCTAGCGAATCTGAAGCTAAAAAAGCGATGAGGTATTACTATGAAAACAGAAACAAAGAGCAATACGCTAAAGCAGGGCTACTAAGGGCAAAAGATTTTAATTATACTAATGTTGTCAACATTATAAAGGAACACCTAAGTGAATAGTATAAAGAGTATTATTGAAAGTGTTGATGCACCAAAGCGTGAGAAGTACAATATACTTACATTCCCTACGCATGAACGCTATGAAAGTCAACTGTGTAAAACAGGTCATAATTTTTATTCATTTAGTATAGATGGCAATAAAGAGTGGAATAAAAAACAAACAAAACCACCAGAAAATTATTATATACTACCAAAAAATCAACTACCTCCATTCATTGATATAGATTTTATATTAGTGCAAAGTAAATTTTGGCAATACCAAATGTGTCAAAGAATATTGCAACAAATTCCTGTGCCAGTAATCGTTTTAGAACACACGTTGCCAACGCCCCAGACTATTGATGAACAACATATTGAACAAATGAGGAGCATGATTGGCAATGTAAATATTTTTATCTCAGAATTCTCAGCAAATGCTTGGCACATAAATGGAGACTCTCATGTGCTGTATCACGGTGTAGACTGTGAGACTTTCAAGCCAACCTCTGTAGAAAAACAAGATCACATACTTACAGTAGCTAACGATTTTAAAAAACGAGACTTCTGCTTAAATTATTCTGGCTGGGAAAGAATTACACAAGGCATGAAAACAAAACTAATTGGTGAAGAAAATGGACCAAATTCAATAGTTTGTGATAATGTAGATGATCTTACTAGAGAGTATAATAGTTGCCAAATATATCTCAACACAACAACACTAAGCCCCATACCTATGTCATTACTAGAAGCTATGGCGTGTGGATGCGCTGTAGTTTCAACTGCCACCTGCATGATACCAGAAGTTATACAAAATGGAATTAATGGATATATCTCCAACGATGAAGAAGAATTAAAATCATTCATAAAAAATCTACAAGAATCAGAAGAACTTAGGAAAAAAATTGGTGAAAATGCAAGAACAACTATACAAAATATGTTCTCTGAAGAGGACTTTATACATAATTGGAATTCTGTTTTTGACAAAGTATATGAGGCTAAACAAACATGAAACTTAACATTATATCTGACGATGAACAGGCTATAGAAAACTTTAGTAATATTAACGTGTTAAAAAATACAGAAGAACTGTCTGAGGCAATAGACCATTCTTTTGACGAGGTTGTACTCTATAATACTCTTCATTCTCTTGAACAAGAACACGCCAACAAAGTTCTTGAATTGGCTTGTGGCAAATTAAGACTCAACGGAGAAATTAAAATTATTAGCGTAGATGCAAAGAATCTATGTAGAATGCTATTAAACAATCAGCTTAAACAAGACGACTTTAGTAGTATAGTATCAGGTATGAAATGTTTTATCAGCATACAGACTATTAAAGATATTTTCGCAAAAAACGGTATACTAATAAGTACTTCATCAATTAAAGGGTATGGATATGAAATCAGGGGCGTCAGGCCAAGTAGTCAAAACTAACTGTAAAAATTGTGCATTTTCCATCTACGAAGGTGACACACAAACAGACTGTCTAGCCAACAGGATTGAAAAATTTAAAAAACAAGGGTGTGTTGTAGAGGCATACGACGATGACAAAGAGTTCTACGTAGTGGACAGGCTCTGTAATTTATTTAGAGATACAAAACCAAAAAACGTAGACCAAGAACTCGCTAAAGCTAAGAAAGATGTTCAGCTAACGTTCGATGTTATTTTAGACTGCACAGGTATGGATCGTCTGACACATTGTATAGATAGCATCAGCAATAAATTAAAATATGATACTAATAAAATTAATTATACAATCGTATATGCTAATGACGCAAAGCTCACAAAAGAGAATAGAGAACATATTTTTGCACTATCTAGAAAGCTTAACAACTGTAAAATTATCAACTGTATAAATTACGGATTTACAATTCATACAGAGATATACCATTCTAGAAAATCTTTCCACACACTAATAGACCTGTCTGACAACTTTAATAACTCTGTATTTTTTAATCTAAACAATCTAGTAAATGAAGATATGGAAAAAGTCGTTGTTTATACAGAAGGCGATATTACATTTATATCCAACTTGGCATACAAAATAGAATCATTAGAGAAAAATAGTGCAGAATATTTCAAGGCTGTAGACGATATAGTTAAAAAATCTAAACTACAAAACCTATATGTTCACAAATGAAAAAACAAAAATATATAACATCTATAACTAAAAAAGATAGTGTCGATAAAGACGAGTTCGTTTCCATAGTATTACTATGTGATACTCCGGGGTATAGAATGAAGTCTTATGGGGCCATACCATTAATCCCATTACAAAGACATAAACTAATAGACATACAAATAAATGTCATAGATAGGATATTTCCACAATACGAAATTATCATATGTGTAGGATATGACGCAGATAAAGTATGTAAGTATGTCAAAAACAGATACAGAAACTGTAATATCAGAATAGTAGAAAATCAAATTTATGAAACATCTAATTCCTGCGAGGGTGTGCGACTTTGTTTAAATAATATAACAAATGATAAGGTACTTATATTTGATGGCAGTTTAATAATCCACCCAGACACGTTTAGTGAAATAAACACTAACAAATCTTACATAGTCACAGAGTCAGATTTTTTTGAAAATTTAGAGATAGGGGTCAACATTGGAGAGAATGGAGCGATAGAACATTTTGGCTTTGGTGCGCATAATCCTTGGTCAGAAATAATTTACTTAAACAATGAAGGTGTTATAGATTGCTTGAGAAAGATAATATCTAATGAAAACTTTAAGCAAAAATTTTTGTTTGAGGGCTTAAACGAATTAATAAAAACTAAACACAAGATAGAAGTAATAAACAATAAACACCCTATTAAAAAAATAAATAATATAAAAACATATCACAAGTTAAGGGGAGTAATATGAAATTCTTGATAGACAATTATGCAAGCAATGAATCTACTCAGCCATTGTATTTTGATCACTCCCTAAAGGAACTAAACCATGATTGTAGTTTAGTCAACCTTGGTGATTGTAGCGTATTTGATGCTCTGGACACTATAGATCCAGAATTTGTCATAATATCTGCACACAGGTTTCATAGACATCTTATAGCGTACTTGCAGCAGAATCCTGAAAAGAATATAAAAATCATCCTAAATGTGGATTATATCTCAAACGTTGACTTAGATCTTTTATTACAATTCCTTTCTAATCAAAATGTCGATGTTCTTTTTGCATTCACATCTAATTACTCTATGCCACAAACTATTGGAAGATTGAATGTTTTAAAAATGCTACCAGCAGCAGACAACAATGAAATTATGAAAACGGACTTTGAATATAGAATAGATAAAGCAATCATTGTAGATTCTTTAACATCTGATATATCAGATAGCAAGAGCTTTCACGTTGTTTCTACAAGGTCAGAACTTGCCGACAAGGTAGACATATGTTCAGCCTCCGTTGCGTTGAGAGGTCTTTACAAAAATTATGATGAAGTTATAATTAAAGATATGAAACAAATCTCACAAGTATTTTTAGAAGCCATACTAAATGGTAATAAAGTATACTATGATAATAAAGACCAAGACGAAGATTTAGCAAAAACTATCAATAATATATTTAAGTTAGATATAGACCTGAACTATTCTAGTAAAAACAAAACGACAAATTTTGATGATATAAAAAAAGCTATTACAGAAAAACATTTAGGACTAAATAGAACAAAGACTCTTCTGTCGCAGATAAAGGGAGCATAATGGTAAACTTAGGAATATATATTAAAGATCTATCTAATGATAAATTAGTTGCTTGCATACAACAAGAAGTGATGCGGGCAAACAACGAAAAAGAATTATGTGATTCAAGTATATTTTTTGACGACATAGGTCCACTAAGATTAAAAGTAGATTCTGGGATCTTCAACTCCACTGAGCTATGGTACTTTAAAGGAGACTTAGTAACTACATCTCTAGAGACACTGAATAAATCGCTGTCTTACGTAAATAATATAAATATTTTCTACTGCTTTGGCTTTGGGGAATACAACACTTTAGGATTATTAAGGACTATAAATAAGAATGATATTCGCACTATAGCAATAAATAAAGAAGCGGCTGCAAACTTTTACAGGATAACTAGGACTAAACCTATAGGAATAACAGACAATTTTCAAGGTATCACCACTATAATAAAGAAGTATAATCATGAACGAACAAAAAATAATTAAATTATATGTTAAAGAAAAGAAAAGCACCTATGAAATAGCAGATCTTTTCAACACATATCCTAATAAAGTAAGAAGGATATTGATCAAGCATGGCGTACAAATGAAAAGCAAAAGTGACGCACAGAAAAATGCTCTCAAAAGCGGAAAGTCTAAAATACCTACTCAGGGTTCCAAGAGGAGCAAAGAAGAAAGAATAAAAATTAGCAAAAGCCTTAAGAAGCGATGGGATAATATTAGTGATGAAGAATATGAAAAACACGTAAAATGTGCCAGAGATAGATGGGCTAAAATGTCAGAATTAGACAAGAAAAATATGACATCTGCGGCGATACAGGCGATACAAAGGGCTGGCAAAGAGGGTTCCAAACTAGAAAAGTTTTTAAAATATGAACTATCTAAGCTTGGATTTGTTATAGAGATTCACAAGAAAAATCTAATACCAAATGAAAATCTTGAAATAGATATGTATTTTCCCAACTTAAAGACTATAATTGAAATAGATGGTCCTTCTCACTTCCTTCCAATTTGGGGCGAAGACAAGCTTCAAAAACAAATTAAGGCAGATGAGAACAAAACGGGCTTGATTTTGAGCAAAGGTTTTGCTATTATAAGAGTAAAGCATTTATCAGACTCTCTTCCGCTTGCTACGCAGGAGAGCCTGAAGGATACTTTGGCCTCAATATTAAATAAATTTGAGAGTAAATTTCCAAGAAAATCTGAACGTTATATTGAAATTGACACATGAAAGGAAAGTAAATGAACGAAGAAAACTTATTTGACGGAATGGAAACATTGCAAACTGCGTCAAACACTGACACTTCTGTAAAAAATGTAGTATCTGATGATGCACCCTCTATGCTCTCTCCAGAGTGGCATGATTACGCTATGACGCTCTTTGAGGAAAATGAGCTAGTAAATGGTCATCCCCTTGTAGCGGGCCTTAGAAGGGTCTGTGAGCTTGTTCTGGGGCCAATGACGTTTAGTGGCCCAACTTGGGTAAAACCTACAGACAGGGACGACCATCATGGTAGAGCGACTGTAGTGTTTACTGTAGAATTTGCCAATGGGATTAAGTGTGCAGAAGTGGCAGATTCGTGGGAGGGCAACACGGATGACACTTTTTGCGCTTTTGCAGTAGCTATTGCAAGCACTAGAGCAGAGGCTAGAGCATTGCGAAAGGTGCTAAAAATCAGGGGTGTTGCAGCAGAAGAACTCACAAAGAAGGATACTGCTAAAATTGTTCGTGATATTTCCAAACAAAAAACAAGCACGTCTGGAGATTACGACGATTCTGGCAGGATGAGCGATGCTCAATACAATTTTATTGATGTTAAGTGTAAACAACTTAATGTAGATGGTGGAAAGTTATTTAAGGACATGTTTAAGATAGATCAAAACCGTAAGGTTTCTAAGAAAGTCGCTAGTGATATAATTGATGTCCTCAATAATTACCAGCGGGATAAAAGTTCAATTCCTAATGAGATGGTAGGCTATAACGAAGAATGGAGAAGTTTATGAAACTTTCATATACAACAGCAAATAAGAGAATTACAGCAGAATTTGAAGCGGATACACACAGAGAATTATTTACTCAAATATCAAAATTTCAGGAAGTATTTGAAGAAACTAAGTGTGGTAAATGTGGTTCTGAAAATCTCAGATTTGTAGTCAGAACTGTAGACGATAACGAATATTATGAATTACGCTGCATGGACTGTGGAGCTAAACTTGCATTTGGCTCTATGAAGAAGGGTGGAGGACTCTTCCCCAAGCGTAAAGATGGCGACACTTGGCTACCAGACGGTGGTTGGCAAAAGTGGAACGCTAAGAAGAAAATTATGGAGTAAAAGTAAAATAAATTAGGGGTAGCGAAAGCTACCCTTTTTTTATGTTAGGTACTCTACTGTGAAATAGAGACCATAAGCTGTTTTACTTCCAACTATTTCTGGCTCAGAACTAAGAGCGACATACCAATCGTGCCTTAGAGAAGAATGAGTAGACCCTGTAGTCGTTTCATATCCAAGTGCAGTATCCGTATCGCTGCTAATAGTATTCATCCCGCTCATACCGGGAGAATTTGTGAACGTCATGTCTGCCATAGTTAAACCAGATCCATACTCATACCAAGTATTATCAGTTCTACCACGGAAAGCTAATTGATTTACAGTTTGAGTTGTGGCAGGATGTCTAGCCTCGTAGACATAGGTTGTTACACCGTAAGCATTATTAGCAATATCAGCTCTGTCAAAAATACGAAGTTTACAAGTTTGAACTTTATAAGCTACATCACTTTCAAATCTAATATTTAATGGAACCAAATGATTTGGCAAATTATTAAGATTTATAGCAGAAGCGCCATTTACAGATACAGTTCCATCACCCTCTCTAGCCGTATTATTTAGTTGCGCAGCCTCTGTTGTGCCAGTGCCATTGGTTACAAAAGTAGTAGTCTGTTGAGAGCCGATAGGTACGGATGCTCCAAAAGAACTTCCAAAAAAACCAACTCCACTACCAGCTGCGTGGTCAATTAGAGTATTTGTGTCTGTGCCTTTAATATTGGCGTAAAATTTAATGTCTGGCATTGAAAAACTCCTGTAAAATGGGTTCTACTGTATAGTATACACGAAAATTAGCTTATCTTTATAGTAACGTTCTGCACGAAGTCGGATACTGATATTCCACCATTTTGGAAAGCCATTTCAGTTGAATTGTGCGAAATATCGTTGTGAAAGTAGTAAAAAGCTTCATATTCCCCTGTTTCATTTGGTAAAAGTGAAATTTGCGTAGTTTTAACGCCTTCAACTCTACCTCTTCCATCTCCCTTGTCAGTAAGGACTTTACCATATATTCCAGTGGTATGTTCCCGTGGTCCTAAATCAAGAGACTTTACCTCGTGAACTATTAAACTTTTAAATATTATAGTAGCCCTTTCAGTGCTGCCACCCTCTGTTTGTGGTGAAATTGTGAAAGTCAAGCCATTTCCTCCCTCTATATCATTCATACGAAAATCTGTCCCTCTCATCTGATTTTTTGTGTCTTGGACAAAACTTTGTCCACCATCTATTTGTTCGCTAACAAAATCAATAGTATCAATTTCTTGTCCAACAACGTCTCCCTCCTTATCTATTCTTGCTTTGGTCTTTGTGATTTTAATTTTTACTCCCCTGCCCAAATCAAACTCTTCACCTTCTGTAAAACCTAAGCCTCTTCTTTTTATTTCTAAGCCATGCATATCCAATCCAAAATATCTTTCAGCGTGTATATATCCAGTGCGGAAACTTCCATCGTTCATTTGCAAACGTATACCAGTGAGCATTTTACCCCTTCTGTTCGTATCTATACTCCAATATTTTTCTGGTATTTGTCTTGCTAAAGTTCCAAAGGAAGTTGTGATTTTGGTGGCAGCAATATCAGCAAAAAGTGGGGTATCTGTTATAAGCCTAAGTTTTTTATCAGTAGATATTTCTTCGCCATTACCATGAACAAGTGATAATATGGAGCCAGTTCTGAGTGTTTTGAAATTATCAAAATCATTTTCACTAGAGAGAGCTATCGCTGGAATTCTAACATCTACGCTACTCGCCGAAACAGCTATTAGAACTTCTTTTGTTCTTGCATTATTGGTATCTCGCTTGTCTTTTTCAAAAAGTTCTTCTGTAATTTCTTTATTCCAATCTATAACATTATTCCCAAATTCGTCTTCAAATGCTTCAAAATACCTTTTACGAAAATCTGGAAAACTGTCGACAATGCCGTTGTTAAAATGAAACACGGTAAAATATGGCGCTACAAACAAAGTTTGCGATTCAGGCCAGTGGTCATATACTTTTACGTGCATAGCAGTGACGCCAAAACTATCAGGATCATTAGAGGAATTGCCCCAAGCAACCCTAGCGGCATTAGTTTTAAAAGTAGCACCCGTCATTGTTGCGATTATTGATCCAATAACAGTAGCTGTAGCAGCTGCTGCAAATGCTGTTTCATAACTATTAGCACCAAATAGTTGTTTAGCTTCTACATTAAGGCTTCCACCTCCTTTTCTCAAAAATTTATTCCTGCCAGTAATTATTCCTATCAGTTCAGCTCCATCTCCATTAGTTGTGCCATGCGTCTGATCTGCAAAATCAGCCGCCCAATGCTCAACAGCATTATTAGTTTGACGTGCCATTCCAAACTTAACTCTATTGTATTGATCAAATGGCGTTGTTATCCAACCGTCTGCATATATTTCATTGTATTCTTCAATTGCCTTATCTGCTCTAGTAACCATTATTTTCTCCTATTCTTCTTCTACTCTAGTACCAAATTGCCTTCGGTTAAAATCAATGCACTTTTTATTCCCACAAACCCATTTGGTTGTAGTAGCAACATAAAGAAGTTCTGTTTTACATTTTGGGCAAGTGATTTTCATGGGAGACCCCCAGAGCTAAATTATGTTCTTCCCTTCGAGTTTAGCTTCTAGTATCTTAAGATTCCCATTTATCTCAGAAATTTTTTCGTATATATCCATTGCTCCAACCATGTTTTGTGGAGACTTGTTGGATATTTTATTTTCA